ATAAAATGAGAAATAAAATGAGAAATAAAATGAGAAGTGATGCTACTATGAAATTTGAGATTTATGAAATAGAAAATGATAAAGAAAATAGTGGGGAAAATATAAGAAATAATAAAGTTGATAATAAAGTTGATAATATTAATTTAAAATTTGAGGTTTATGAATGTGTACGGGGAGGTATGTAGTAGACTACCCCCGGTGCTATTGATAGTTTTGAATACCCCCGTCATGAAAGTGCCAAACACCTCATACTTCAACATAATAAATCTCGGTATAATAAATATTATACTCATCAAGATGTTGCACTGCATGGCACTGACGATGTTATTACTAACACAATGCAGAGAGTTCGGTGTGAGACTGACATTGATAACTATGAAATTAAAATTAAATTTATTCAAGAAGTTAACAAATGAAGATAAACATATAATAGCAATCATTATTGATTTAATTGGTTGTGTGTTATTTGTTGTTGCTTTATATTACGGTATCTATTGGTGTTTAAAATCTTGGGCATTATCTTAATTATTAAATAATTATGAATGAGTTTGTTTATGTAGTTTCATTAACTGGAAAACATGTATTTTCTGATTGGTCTATTGAATGTGTTATAAAACATATGGACGACTTAGATAAAGTTCGTGACAAGATTAAAGAAAATCATGGTATTGAATTTGAAAAACTTTCTTCTCGTTTTCATAATGGTTGGTGGAGATTTAATAACGTAACCGATGATAGAGATATTCATCTTATTGTAGAACGAGTTGACATTATCGATTAACAAATAGCTAATATAGTGAGAGATAATCTTGCTATATTAGCTATTTTTATTTATCTTACATACCTCATACAATAACATAATGAATCTTGGTGTACAACATGTGGCGTTATTGTTGACACTGTTATTACTAACCAAATGCTCGGCAACCAAGTCGTTAAATTGGTGAGACTCTGAAAGAGAGCATTAAAATCATGGCTACTTCAAAAGCTGAAAACGAAGTGAGTGTTATCAACGTAGTTGTTAAAGCTGTTAGAGTTTACTCAACAGGAGACAATGTTCGTTATCGTGTTCAATTTAATAGTCCTTTTCAAGGCTATGCAAAAGACATGAATGGCGATTACAATCTTACAGAGATTGATTACATTGATTTCGTTCCTTCTGTTTTGATTGCTCAATGTCTCAACATTGTCGAAGGTCTTGATATTCTGTATACCAAGAAGAAAGAAGCTGGTCTTCGTTCTAATGGAGTGACAGGATTTGGGGCTGCTGAACTTCAAGCTGTTCTTCGTAATGCGAAAATGCAACTTGAACGTAGACATTTCAGTACTGGCGAAGAATACGTTACAGCGGACGGCGAAGTTTGTACTCACGAACACGATGGCTATTCTACTTCTATTGTAGATATTCGTGTTACTGAACGTGTTCAGACAAAGCTCGATGACATGCTTGACAAAATGCTCGAAATCTAATTCGAGCTTATACTCCAATGGCAGGATTAAGTTCCTGCTGTTGGAGTTTTTCAAACTTAATACCTCATACTATAACATAATAAATTTTGGAAACAAGTTGATTATACAATTAACTGTTCTATTAACTGTTTTACTAATCATATTATTAATTTAAATGTTACAATTATGAAAAAGAATGTTGAACTTACTCCTGAAATTATTAAAGCTGTTTATGATAATATTATGAATAAACATGGTATGACAAAAAGAGAAGTTTGTGATTATATTACTCAATGTAGTAATAATACCAATCAATCTCGTGAAGAGTATATTCTTGATTATTATAATTTTTTTATTTTAAAAGATGATGAATGTATTAGTGATAATATTGAAGACATTGACAAGGTTAACTTTGAAGAATTAACTGAAACTGACAAAAAAGTTATTGCAAGTCGTAAATATATGTGTCACGAGTATGTTAAAGAACTTATTCGATATATTAATAAATTAATTAATGTTGAATTGAGTAATGATAGACATGCTGTTGATGAAACTGCTGTTATTATGTATGCTATTCAAGCGATTAATAGAGATGTTGTTAATGCGGTTGGTGATACTCAAAGGATATTAGAGTTAATAAAACAAAAACGGCCGTAGATAGCTGTTATTAGCTTTGTATTGAACGATTGAAAGAGATATGATAGAGAGTAAGGAAAAGAGAAAATGTGAAATTAAGCTATTTGAGGCTATTTAGAGCATTAGTGGCAGTAGCAATAGGAGGAACACATATCCCACACCATTGTTATTTCCTCTCTCTTTTCCCTCTTTATCTCTCTTCAAGACTTCAGCATACTGTATCAAACAACAACTCAAATAGTTTTATTTAAACTCTTAATCTTATCATTATCAACATCATTATCAATATTATTATCAACATCATTATCAACAATATTTTAATTAATATTTTAAACAGCTTTATCTAAACTTTTAATTTTAACTTTATTATTTCTACTTTAATTTCTATTATTAATAACTTCATTAGTAACAACTTAAACAACTTTACTTAAATCTTTAATTTTAGCCTTTGTTCTAACTTGTTTAATAACTCTTTTAAAAGCTTTATTTGCTTTTATTTAATTAGGTTCGTCTTAAACAAGTTTAAGGCTCACTCTTTAACTACGTATAACTTTATGTTATTAAATTATAGTAAGTTACAGTTTATAACTCTCATGTAAAACTTTTTATGTAACACAATATAAAACTTAAACAGATATGATTAAATTAATATTATTAGGAATAATATATGCAGTAGTAACTGCAATATGTTTTATAAAAATAAAACGAATAGGGGATTCAATAAGACTTGAAGATACTATAAAAATAGTATTATATTTGGTGGTATTTCTATTTACATCTGTATTAGTAATACAAAATTTATGATTATTATATTATTTAATAGGTTTAGCAATAGCTTTACTTATTGAATAATATATTTATTCACCTCATACAATAACATAATAAATTTTGGATATATGATTTATAAGACTTTTAATAGTTTTATTAACATTATCATTATAATTATCATTATTAACAATTAAAAATTATTAGTTATGGCTAAAGAAAATGCTGCAACTGTAGAACAAGTTAATGTTCAAGTTGAAAATGGTGCTGAAAATGCAAGTAATGAAATGATTAATGTAAGTTATCAAAACTGCATTAAAAAATTAATTGCTGCTGGTTGTAAACGTATTAATTCTGTCAGAATTAAAAACGTAAACTTTACTGAGAAAGATAACTATACTATGATTAGTTTTACTCTTAGTACTCCTATTCGTGGTTTTGTAAGTAACGATAACGGTGTTACTTATCAAGAAGGTATGACTAATACTTTGTTTACTTCTTTATATGCTATTGTTGGAGCAATTAAAGAAGATGATGAACTTGGTTGGATGGCTAATGCTCTTCTTGATAATCCTCAAGCTCTTAACTTGATATTTAATGGAGGTAGTATTGACATTCTTCAACAAGAAATTGTTGCTGGAGAACAATTTACTAATCCGTTTAGTACAAGAAATGACACTACTGTTCAAGTTTATGATCATGATGTTATTATTAATCATATTATTGGTTTTAAACTTGGTAAAACCGGAGAAAAGATGGCTGCAAGATTTGCAGATAAATTGATGGGCTTCTAAATTATACATATAATATTAGTAGTAATGATATAAATATTGTTACTACTAATATTTATATTGTTTATAATGTAATTATTGTTGATATTATTACATTATTTATGCTGTTAAGCATATAATATACTTTTTAGCATGATTATAATCAAGAAGTTAAACATGTGACGAAAAAAATATATTAAATATCTTGTATGGTATTATAATTGTTTTTATATTTACATAAAATATTAATCTTACTATTAATCTTTAAACAAATAAAATTATGGACATTGAACAATCTGTTGTTGAGAATTTAAGAAAGTCTGTTAATGATAATGGTGTTAATTTTCAAAAAGAAAATGAAGGTGTTAACGAAAATACTATGAGCCCTATTAATGGTTCTTATAGAGGTAAGCAGAATAATAAAAATAAAAAAGAACATAAACGCACTTATGTTCCTGAAAGATATGCTAAACTTCCTAAGCATATTCTTGAAATTGTATTTATTATCAAATTTAATGCAGAAATTCGTCGATTTACTGCAAAAGGTATTATTAATACTTTATTTACAAGAGATGAAATTAAGACTAAACGTCCTTATATTAAATTTCTTTGGAATAAGTTTGTTATAAATATTAACGGTTTGAATCATGAGTATAATTATAATGAAACTTTTTTCATTAATAGTTTAATTGCTTCTTTTCAATGTTTTGCAGAGATTGCACAAGAAACTATTAATAAGTTTTGTTCTGAAGAATTAAGTGATGATTGTATTGCTGATATTTCTTCCGATAATATCAATAAAATAATCAAACTTAATAAACAGAATGCAGATATTAAATCTGTTGATGTTGAAGATTAAAATTTATTTGGTATAAATCCCCGTAGAGAGAGAACGATATATCACTGATTCCTTTACGGGGATTTAAACTTAATCTTATAATTATGATTATGGAGAATAACGATAACGATATATCTGTCGAGGTTGAAATTCCAAGTTATCTTTATGATACAGATTATGACGATGTAAATTGGAATAATATGCCTGATGAAGATGATGAAGAATTTGATACATTTTGTAGTTAAATCTGAAATTGTAAAGTATGAGAATTAGTGATAATTGAATATGCTTGTTTTAGAACTTTCATAGTTATAAGTGTTACGGTTAGTGATAATAGTAACACTATCTTTTAAATTATTAATTTAATAAACTTATTTATTATGAAAACAAAAACAATTGAATTTGATAGCTCTAAACAAAGTATTAGTGATTTAATAGATGAAATTGCTAATAGTATTAAAGAATCGTTTGATAAAAGTAAAAGTGATATGTTTAAAAATATGATTGTTGATACTAAACAATTTATTAACTGGGTTAAAGATTATAAAGAAATTGACCATTTGCTTCATCAAAATATTATTATTGCTCTTAATAATCTTAAAAAAGTTGATAAAAAAGATATAGAACATCTTAATGGAGATGAACTTAGTGATTATTATGATGTTGTAAGTGATATTGAGATTGTTGTATGTAATTATACTTATAATATTTGTAAGCAAATTAGAGGTTTTATCAATGAAATTATTGATGAAAGAAATAAAAAATATAATAACTCATATTGTAAATTTACTAAAGAAGATTTAAGTAAACTTTGTAAAGAAGATCTTATTAATATGATTATTAATGAAGAAGAACCGAAAAAGAACCAAAATTGAGATAATAGCAATAATATAGTTATTATATATCATAGTTTGTTTATTAATCGTTTTCAATTTATTTTACTATAGATATTCATAATAGTATTATTGCTAAAGTAAAACTCTTTGTGAAAAGAGATGTTGTTATGAACCAAACTGTGGATTTACCTATCCGTTATAACAGGAATTTGTTGTGAAACAAGTTCCTGTTTTTATTTATAATAATGAGCATTGTAATTATATTGTTGATTATAATGTTAATTATTATGTTAGTTTATTATCGATTATCAAAATATAGCAAACTTAATTTGTTAAACGTTTTATAATAGCTAATTTTAGCTTAACATTGGATTATCATATACTAAGTAATACAAGTTATTTAATTAAGAATAAGTCTTTGTATTAAGCTAAAAATAGCTATCATAATCTAAAAATATTAATTATGGCTAATTGTAAATTATATAGTATAACTGTTGGTACAGGATATAGAGGTGGCGGTATGGTTATTGCTGCCAGAAGTAAAGAAGAAGCTATAGGTTTAATTCATGTTTATGAAGATGATATAGCTAAAAAATATATGGAGATTGATACATTAAAAGATATTGGTGTTGAAGTTAATATTGAACCAAAAGTTTTATTTTGTGATTATTATATAGAATAATAAGCAGATATAAAGCTGGTATGCGATGTACTTCTCTACGGGGAAACGAATAGTGTGGCGAGGCAAAGCCGAGCCATTATTATAAATATAAATAATAATATTAATAAACAAATTAAATCACGTAAAGTTATGAAAAAGAAAAATTATGATGAAGTGAGTGTTATTAAAAGTATTACTAAAAAAGCAGATGTTTCTGTTGATTACGCCAATAAAATAGTACAAGTTAAAAAAGATTCTAATGAAGTTGGTAATGGTACTTGGGGAAAAATAGATTATCTTTGTCATTATTGTGGATATAGTTATATTATATCTAAAACTATTAATAGTAATAGAAAAATTATTAATAGAGAATTTGGAAATGACGATGATAGAAAAATTTCTAAAAAAGAAAGAAAACAACTTAAACTTGATATGGTTAAGTTTACTAAGAAAATAATGAAAAAATAATCTATTAAAACTATTATTATGCCAATATTTGATTTTTCAACTCCTGTTAAAAAGAATAACAAAGGTAAATATAAAGTTATTAAAGAAAAATATACTATTAAAGTTAGAAAAGCTAAAGGAATTGTTTTTATTGATAAAGATGGTTCTTATAAAGTTTTAATAGAAGATAGTATTGTTCCTATTAAACAAGAATGTTTTACTTGTAAAGGTGCTTCTAATATTTATATGCAAGAATTAGAAAAGAAATCTATTCGTAATATTTATATTAGATGTGATAATCTTAATCAAGAACTTGATATTCTATATTATTTGCCTTTTTGTGTAGGTTGTATTATTAAAGGAAATATTGTTGTTAATAATTATGATAAACAGCAATATTTTGATATTAAAGAAAGCTATATTGATTATGAAGATGATAAAGCATCTAATATTTTTAAAGAATATAAAGATAACTATGATGGACTTAATCAAGCTCGTATCGATAAAATATTGAGAGAAAGAAATGAATGAATTTAAGATTGGTGAACGTGTAAACAATAATGATAAATATAAGTTTACTAATGATCAACAAAAAGCTATAGACGGTATTATTGATTTTATAGCTTCTCCTTTTAATCCGACTAAATATATAGTCGGATTAATTGGAGCTGGTGGTACAGGTAAAACTTTTATTACTAAATATATTATTAATAATTGTAAATATAGTAATAGTGTAATTAAATGTACTTCTTCTACTCATAAAGCATGTAGAGTGTTTAGCCAAGCTATTGGAAATAGACCTGTTGATACTATTCAAAGTACTCTTGGCTTAAGATTAGATTTAAGATTAGAAGATTTTGATCCTAATAATCCTCAATTTAATCCTATGGCTAAACCAAAACTTGATAATATTAAATTATTATTAGTTGATGAGGCTTCTATGCTTCCTTCTAAAATTGTTAACTATATATGTGAACAATGTAAACAATTAAATATTAAACTTATATTTATTGGTGATTCTTCACAACTTGCTCCTGTTAATGAAACTAAATCAAGTGCTTTTTATAAATGTAATAAAGTTTTTGTATTAAAAGAAATTGTTAGACAATCTATAACTAATCCTATTTCTAATTTATTAGATTTATTACGAAGTGATATTACTAATAAAAGTTATGTTTTTTTAGAATATATAAGTAAAAATGTAGGTGCTACTATATATAATGAAATTGGAGAAGGTTTTAGTATATGTAATAAAATTCATTTTAATAATACTATAGATAGTTGTTTTTCAAATGAAGAATATACCAATAACATAGATATGTATAGAATTATTGCATATACTAATGCTTGTGTTTCTAATTGGAATAATTATATTCGTAATAATATAATAAAAGATGCTGATAAAAGTATTATTACTAAAAATGATTTAATTATGTCTTATGAAACTATTGTTAATGAATTTATGGAAACCATTATCAATAATTCAGAAGAATATATAATTAATGATATTGTTAATTTTGTTGATGATACTTATGGATTTAAAGGTTTTTTAACTAAATTTCAATTAGTACATGGAGGTAATATTACTAAACCTTTATTTGTTATAGATCATAGAGATAAATTTACTATATTAAAATATCATAAAGTTATTACAGATTTAATAGAAACTGCTAAAAAAGCTACAGGTGGCACTCGTGCAAATAAATGGAAACAATATTATGACTTTAAAAAGAAATATCTTATTGCTGCTAATATAGTTAATCGTAATGGAAAGATTATTTATAGTAGAGATTTAGATTATGGATTTGCAATTACGAGCCACAAAAGTCAAGGTTCTACTTATGATATTGTATTTGTGGACATTAACGATATTGTTTATGATAAAAATGGTCGTCCTTATTCTAATCAAGATGATCTACTTCGTAGACTATATGTAGCATGTTCTCGTGCAAGAAAAGAATTAATTTTATGTTATGGGAATTAAACGTAAAAATAAAAATATTAAATTAAGTATTGAACATTATAGTAGTCAATTATTTATTAATAAAATAAGCACTTGTTATAATTGCCCTTTAAAATTATATAGTAAAGAAAATGATACTATTGTATTTGGTACAGGAAATAGAATCACTGATACTATGATTATTTTGCCTTCTTATGATATTAAAGCTGACGTTAATTATAATAATATATTAAAAATTGTACGAGATACATATAAAGATATTACAGGTAAAGAACTTCTTGAAAATTGTTATGTAGCTCGTACTATTAAATGTATTAATAAAACAGATTTTAATTTAGAAAAAGAAGCTATTAAAAATTGTATTTGTAATTTATATTACGAACTTATTCGTATAAAACCTACTAAATTAATTATTTTTGATAAACAATTATATGATTTTGGATTATATAATTATAATAGAGGAAAATATAACGTTAAAACTGTTATTAGCCCTGCTGTTATATATTATGATAATCAAAATCTTAAAGATGTTTTTGTAAGACAATTTAAAGAGGCTATATATGATACGTAGTTATGCTTATGATGTTGAAGTTTTAAAAAACTTTTTTAGTATAAGTATAATTGAAGTTAATGATTATCTTAAAGTATTTAAAGATTGTTATGATGAAAACGATAAGAAAAAAGCTCCTATTCCATTAGTTCAAAAATATACTGTAAAAGAAATTAAAGAAAAACTTAATTCAGTAGTTAAATATAGTTTTTATATTACTGATAAAGATGATTCTCAACTATTAACTATGCTTGGATTTATTAATGGACTTAGACCACATTATGAAATACAAAAAGAGAATGATATTGAAAAACAAATCCCTGTTCGTACCGATATGTTTGGTTTTAATAGTTCTAAATATGATAAATTAATGGTTGCCGCTTTTCTTATGTTTTCTAATCAAACAGATAATACTAAAGAACTTATTACTAAATTATATGAAACTTCAAAAAAGATTATTTCTTCTCAAAATGATTATGAAATATTTAAACATGATTATTTACTTGGTACTTTAAGTAAGTATAAACTTCCTTATACAGACGTTGATTTAATGACTGTATTTGCTCTTAATAAAGTTGGCAAAGGAGTTGATAAAAATGGAAAAACTGTTTATTTTCCTAAAAGTCTTAAACAAACAAGTATTAATCTTCAATGGTATGAACTACTTGAATATGAACTTCCTCCTATATCTGATAAAGATAAACATTTTTATGAAAAAGATAATACTCTTAAAAGCATAAATGTTGAAAATCTTAATAAGTTAGTTGAAAAGTGGGATAGATATATTATCGATGAATGGATTGAACCTACTATGTATTATAATATGAATGATTCTTTTATTCTATGTGAAATGATAAGACTTTATATAGATGAAATTCGTTTACGTTATAGTATATCTTCTGCTTATGGGGTTGATGTTTTAAGTAGTTCTCGAAGTAATATTGCTGATAAACTTTTTACAAAATTTTATAGCGAGTTTAGTGGTTTAACTCCAAATCAATGGCAAGGTAATAAAACTGAACGTACTGCTATGGCTTTTAAAAGAGTTATTTTTCCTTTTATTAAATTTAAAACTAAAGAATGTCAAGAACTTCTCGAAGAAATGAAAAAAGTTGTTGTTTATTCAACAAGTAAAAAAGCTCTTAAAGAAGTGTCTAATAAATATCCTGAATTTAAATATCTTAAAACCAATAATGATACTGGCTGGTTTGAAATAACTATTAATAAACTTGTTTATAGTATTGCAACGGGTGGACTTCATAGTCAAGATATTCCAAGAGAATTGAAGAGTAAGCTAATTTATATTGATTATCCCTCTACGGGGAATTGTACAAAAGAAAAAACATCTATTTGGGATAATATTACAGATGATAGTTATATATATGTACATTGGGATATTTCCAGCTTCTATCCGTCAATTATGTCTGTATATCATGTTGCCCCTGCACATTTAAACGAAGGTGTTTTTACAAAACTTGTTAGCTGGCTTAAAGATACTCGTATTGCCGCTAAACATAGTGAAGAAGATCTTATTGATGGTATTCCAAAAGATATTCTCGCACAAGCGTTAAAGATTGTTATTAATTCTATTTATGGTAAATTAGGTTTTGAATCTGGTAGTCTTTATGATAGACTTGCTGTTCTTAAAGTTACCATAAATGGACAATTAATGATTTTAATGCTTTGTGAAGAACTTGAATTAAATGGTATAGAAGTTATAAGTGCTAATACAGATGGTATAGTTGTTAAACTTTATAAAAAAGATAAAGATAAATTTGAAAATATTTCTAATAATTGGAAACAACTTACTAAATTAGATGCTGACGCTGAAGAATATAAATGTTATATTAATCGCGATATTAATAATTATATTGTTGAAGAAATTAATGGTAAAACTACATATAAAGGTGCTTTACACCCTAAAATGTATGCGATTGATTTAAGTAAAGGTTATGATATGCCTGTTGTAGCACAAGCTGTTGTTAATTATTTTATTTATAATAAACCTGTATTAGAAACATTATATGAATGTAATAATATTCTTGACTTTTGTAAGTCTCAAAATGTTGGACGCCAATTTCATGTTGAATTTGATGATGGAGTAACTTGTACAGAACTCCAAAGAAATGTTAGATTTTATGTGTCTAATCAAGGTGGAAGTGTAAAGAAAGTTAACAATAATACTCTTATAAAAAGTAATCTTTGTGTTGGTTATAAAGTAACTGTATTAAATTCTTTAGATGATAAACGTATTGAATATCGCAATATTAATTATAATTATTATTTTAAAGAAGCATTAAAAATTATTGATCCTATTAAATTAGGTATTAGTACTAAACAAAAAGGTGACGTTAAAGCTAAACTTAAATCTGGTAAAATGTTAATTAAAAAACATTCTGGTATGTATAATTCTTTATTTGACGATAATGAAGATTAAAGAAAAAGTTATTCAACAAGTTCTTGATGGTTTTCAACGTCTTAAAGGTCGTGCAAGTTTTTATTGTTTTACTAAGGAAATTATTACTGATATAGTATTTAATATTATATTAAAATTTCATAATAAAAATAAAGATGATGCTATTTTTATTGTTGTAGATAAATATGAAACAAGAAAGAAATTAGTTGATTGTTTTAAAGCTAATAATATGACCACAGAAGATGGTTATAATATTAGAATTTTAAGTGCCGATTATGTTAATCCTAAATATCATTATTCTTATAAACTAATTATTACTGTTGGTATAAATGATAAATATATGTTACTTAATCATTTATATGTTAATAGTAAGTTTATGATTAGTATTCTTACAGAGAATATTATGGATAATGATTTTATTACTCGTACTCGCGCAATACTTCCTAATATTAATGTAGATAATATTTCTAATAAAGTAAGGAATGACTATATTCATTCCCCCGTAGAGGAACACAGGATTGGAGTGGATATGTCTGATAATGATAGAGCTACTTATGATAAATATACTAATTATATAAATGATTGTGTTTCTATTTTTGGCGATTTAAAAACTATTGAAAAATGTAAATATGGAGATGAAGTTTTAAATATAAGTGCTACTGAATTTCGTAATAATATTGCTAAACAAAATGGTTGGAGACATGATTTAGATACTAATATTGCTTTTTATAAACAGATTGATGATATTTATAATCCTAATATTTTAGAAGAAAAAGCTCGAAATTTTTATAGTATTGCTAAGCTAAGAAGAGATTTATGTACTAATAATGTTGATAAACTAAGTGTTATTAATGATATTTGTAATGCTAATAAAGATAAGAAAATATTAATTGTATCTAAGTGTGGAGAATTTGCTGCGCAAGTCACTAAATTTTTAAATAATAATAATCAAAATCTGTCTACTGATGGTATTGTTTATAAAGTTTGTGGCGATTATCATGATTGTATTGCTGATTGTATTGCTACTGATGATGAAGGTAATCCTATTTATGTTAAATCTGGTGTTAATAAGGGACAATTTAGAATGCTCAAATCACAAGCCCAATCGACGCTTAATGAGAAACGATTTAACAATGGGAGTATTAGTATATTATCTATTAAACAATCGTCCAATGTAGAGCTAAAAATAGCTTGCGACATAGTTATATTCACTTCTCCATTATGTGATAATATTGTTGAACTTAAAACTCGTTTTAGTAATGTTAAATTTGTCGATAATATTACTAAAACATATAGAGTGTATTGTAACAGTACTATTGAAGAAGAAAAGCTATTAAAGGAGAAGATGAACAATACTATTATGGTAATAAACGATACAGAAAATAATTTAATGATTGATGAAATTTCGGGCGATATTATTTTGTAGTTATAGAAAAATGTGTTATTATTGTAATATAGTTAAACAAACAAGTGCTCATTGACATTATGGCAAACAATGAAAAAGAAACTAATGTAGCTGAGAATGAATCTCCTACTCAATTACAAAAAGTCAGTGATAAAGTACCTGTTGCTAAACGTGAATTTATAGAAGTTAATAAAGACACTATTAACACTATTAATTTGTTTGATGAAAAACAATTAATTGCTGCTGAGAATTTTCTTACTAAGATTTCAAGAAGTGAAAAAGGAGGAATTAAAAGTGTTAATGAGGGACTTGCAATACTAATGCGAGCACAAGATTTAAAACTTCCTTTTAGTTCTTGTCTTGAACATATTCACGTTATTAATGGTAAAACAGGTATTGATATTCATATTATTAAAGCACTATTGTCAAAGGCAGGTTGTTTTTGGAGATGTGTTAAAGACTATCAACCTCTGTATGAATATACAGATGGCATTAATGCTTATACTGACGATAAACTTCCTGATTACGCTATTCGTTGTAAAGATAAGAAAGAAGCTGATGAATTAAGCGAGAAAGATACTGAAAAAGAACATATATATTTATATCCTACTCGTTATTATCAAGATTTAAATGGTAATATTTATAAAGATTATAATTTAAATTCTAAACAATTTGGTATTGCTGTTAATAAACAACAAATTGCTACTATTTCTCAATCTGGTAAAATTCCTGTAATCCGTATTGCTAATCAACCTATTGATTATGTTACCGAATACGAAATTATTAGATATAGAGAAATATTTGGTAAAGTTGTTGAAACACGAAGTATTGGTCGTTTTTCTTATCTTGACGCTTGCACTGCTGGTTGTTTTGAAAAAGATACTTATAAGAAATATCCAAAAGTTATGGTTGGTCATAGAGCTTTTGTATATGCTGCTCGTGATATAGCTTCTGATTTCCTTATGGGTGTTATGGAAACAACTGAATTAAAGCAAGTTAATAATATTGATATTACTGATTCAGATATTATTGAAATATAAGATTTTAGTTATATTGTATCTGAATAAAATATAACAATTTTGATTGAAGATTTAGAAATTGTTATAAGAAAAGAAATTATTAATCTTCAAAACATTTTTAAATAACAAATTTATTAAACCTTTTAAAAACTTAAAGTTATGAAAACTGTAAATGGTATGAGCTTTGGATTTTCTGCTGTTAACGCTGGTCAAAGAAATGTAGCTGTTGAACCGCAACTTATTGCTGTTTCTACCGAGGGTAATTTCCGTATGACTCCTCCTGTAAGTCGTGCACTTGGCTTGTCTTCTGGAGATTATGTTACTTTCTTACATAATATAGATGAAATTAATGCAGCTATTGATACCAAAGCTGAAGCATATACTTCTTTCTGTGAAGCTAATGGTTTGGAAGTTGGTTCTACTGAATCTGTTATTGCTATTCATAAAGAATTTGATATGTGGGCTGTTGCTAAAGGTTTTGTAGTATATGATAGCAAAGGTAATGTTAAAACGACTACTGAACGTCTTACTAAACACGATAAACTTCGTTTTGTTTCTCAACATTTTGAAGAAATGTTAGCATCTGCTCTTGAAAATGCTCCGGAAGAAATTAAAGATGCTTTGAGTCGTGATGGTGTTACTAAAGAAGAACAAATGGATATTCTTTCTTCTTTTGTTAAACCTCGTGAATTGCCTAAATATAAAGGTTCTAAAACTGCTAATCCTGCTGGATTGACTGGTACTGGTACTTCTCTTACCTTTACTGATGCCAATGTTTGGAAACAACTTAAAGCTGATATGGGCGATGAAGCTACTAAGATGAATCGTGTTTACACTATTAACTTGGACGAAATTCAAGATATTCCTGTAGATAACGGTCATGAAGTTATTACTGTTAAGGCTTATCTACTTAAAGAATTTGTTGATAAAGCTCCTGCTCGTGTTGGTTTAAAAGAAGAAGACGAATCTGAAGTAGAAGAGTAATTTATTGTTTGTCATAATAGATTTTTTAATATTGCCCGATAATATATTTTTAATAAGTATGTTATCGGGCATATTAGTATAAATTAAGCTTAATTTTAAAAACGAATTTTTATGTTACAAGAAACAGTTAATCAAGAAAATCCTATTGAAGAAGTTAAAAAAGTATCTCGTCGTGGTTTAGCTTCTGCTCGTGGAACAGCACGTCTTAAATTTGGTAATGATCAAGCTAAACCTAATGGTTTATTTTTAGGTCATCTTGAAGAAGTTAAATATAGTACTATAACTATTGGAGAAGATAAAACAGGAATGCCCTCTTTTAATGGTTTTGAAATTCCTAAACTTACTTTGACTTTTGCTTCTAATGAAGAAGATCCAAATAAACGCCATTATGTTTCTAAAACATTTACTGCTGTTGAATCTAATGTGAATACTATTCCCGGTGGTAAAGAAGAATGGAAAGTTAATTCTGTTTTTGATTGGCTTAAACATGTTTTAAATGTTTATTATCTTAAAGGTCGTGAATTAACAGATGAAGAAGCTACCGCTTTATCTTTAACGTTTGAAGATTTTGATGAACAAGGGGAATATGTTTCTGTAGATACAGAAGTTGTTATTAATGCGTGGAAAGTTTTATTTGAAAACTTTGAAAATATTATGAATCGCGGTAAAGATAGTAAACCTGTTTATCACGATAAAAATAATAAATTTATTCCTGTTTGGCTTAAACTTCTTCGTTATGTTAAGAGTAAAAAGTCTTGGACTCCTATTAATAATGGAGATTTAAGTCTTCCTCAATTTGTTGGAGAAGGTTGTATTGAGATTTATCAACAAAATACTATTCCTTCTATTAAAATAGATTTAGTTAAAGAAACTATTCTTATTATGAATGTTGAAAAACCAAAAACTCCTAATATGCCGGCTGTTGGGGGAATGGCTCCTATGATGGGTGGAGTTGCTATAGATCAAACTATGAATCCTATGGGTGCAGATATTTCCAGCCAGACTTTGGAAGACATGCCATTTTAACATTTTTTAACATATTAAAATTATTTTAACTTTTTGGATATGCGATTTTGGACTAATACTTTTCGGAGTATTAGTCCTTTTTTTATATTTGTTTAATAAATAATTTACATTATGGACAAATATAAGATTGATTTTAGTAATTATAAAAAGAAATTTAGTTATTGTAAAAACTAATACTAAATGTTCAGTTGATAATTGTAATAATCCTACGTTTTGTAAAGGATATTGTACTAAACATTATGCTCAAATTCAACATTATGGTAAAATTATTAATACTATATATGATAAAAACGAAATTATTAAATATGATGATTATGCTGAAATCATTGTTAGAAATAAACAAGGTGCTATTAAAGGAAAAGCACTTATAGATTTAGATGATGTAGATAAATGTAAACGTTTTAAATGGGGTATGTATTCTAATGGTTATTTTTACGGTAATATAAATAAAATTCTTAGAATTAGACTTCATAGATTTGTTTTAGGTTTAGATGATTGGAATATAAATAACGAAGTAGATCATATAAATAGAAATAGAGCCGATAATAGAAAATCTAATCTTAGAATTGTAAATCGTTCTGATAATAATAAAAATAGAGATAAATCTTATTCTAAAACAGTTAATATGAATAATGATAATGTTTATTTTGATAAAAAAAGAAATTGTTATTATGGACAATATAATTATCAAAAAATTACTTATAGTACGTCTTATTATAAAAATAGAGATGACGCTTTAAATGAAATGAATATTATTAAACAAAAATTAAGTAAAGGAAATACTATAACTTATTCTTTTTCTTAATTATATTTATCTTATGAGAAATATTAATTCTTCCAAACTTACTAAACAATCTATTTTAGATAAAATTTCTCAAATTAGTATTTTTAGTACTTATCTTAATTTATCTAATAATATTATTCAACGTTGTATTGATACTGGCGAATTAATATGTTCTCCTATACGGGAAGATATTCACCCTACTTGTGGTTTTAAATATGATAATAAAGGAAAACTAAAATTTAGAGATTTTAGTGGTTTCTTTTGGGGTGATGCTTTTGATATTGTTGCTTATATTATGAGCAATATTTATAATAGAGAATATAATATTCGTAATAAAGAAGATTTTATAAAAGTTCTTCGTCATATTACTTTTACGTTTAAAGATATATTTTATGGACAAGAAAAAGATATTAATCTTGTTAATGAAATAAATACAGCTATTGTTAATATAAAACATAAAAAACCTAATATTGAATTAGTTGTTAGAGAATGGAATAATAATGATAAAGAATATTGGGATAAATTTGGCGTTCCATTACAATTTCTAAATATCAATTTTATTTATCCTGTAGAACAATATTATATTAATAGAAATGTTAATCCTGAACCAAAATATTATTATAATACTAACGATCCTTGTTATGGATATTTATTAGGAAAAGATAGAAATGGTATTAATAATATTAAATTATATTTTCCTAAACGAGATAAAAGTTATACAAGATTTATAACCAATTGTAATCATTTAGAAGGTATTTATAATCTTAATTATAGTGATTATGATATTATTGTAATTACTAAATCTACTAAAGATAGAGTTAGTATAGGAGCAACATTAATGAAATTGTCTCTTCTCTACGGGGAATCGAATATAGATAAAATTGGAGTTATTAATATTCCTCATGAAACTTATAAACTTCGTCAAAATGAATATGATTGGTTAAAAAGTAAACTTAAATATAATAAAGGTAAACTTTGTTCTCTTATGGATAATGATATTACAGGAATAAATGAATCTAATTGGTTATATGAAAATTTTAATATTATTCCTATTATTATTCCTAAAAGATATAAAAGTAAAGATTTTGCAGAATTAGTTTTTAATAATTCACTTAAACAACTTAAATCTATTATTAAAAAAGGAATTAAATATATTTATAATTATGATAAAAGACAAAGAAATAAAGATTCTGGGAATCTTCAATATGACGAGACTATGCCTTACTGATTCAAGTAGAGGAAACAGAATAGTTGTTATGGAAGCTATTACTGAAGAACAAGAAGCTCGTATCGATAAATCTAAACAATATTTTGGTGCTATACGTCATACTAAAGAAGATGGGCAAATTATTGACGGAAAAGATATATATGTTTATGGCGAAATTAATTTCGGTAGTGAAGAAGATTGTAATATACTTAATCGCTTTCATTTGTTAGATAATGATAATAGTTTTGTTTATTCTGGTTTTAATTATGATAAAGGAACTATTGTTTTAAAAGAAAATAAAGTTAAATGGTATCAAACTACTAATAATATTAAATGGCTTCAATTTAATCATTGTTTAATAGGTAAACCTCAACGTATTATTATTTATAAAGTTGATAAAAAGAAATTAGCCAATGTTAGACGTTCTGTTATATAATTACGCTGTAGAAGTTATTATTGATGAAATTACTGAATTTTATTATTGTACTGATAATATAAATAATGCAAAAGAAGTTTTTAATAATAAACTTAAAAATTTTAATGGATTTGCTCGTTTTATAAAAAATCATGTAATTGTTAAATTATATGATTTTGATAAAGATTGTAATATTGAATATTATGATAGTAGAGAAGAAAGAAGTTAATCCTAATACTTATGAAGAAATTAATATTATTATTAAAATAGAATATCCTAATATTGAATATAACGATTGGAAAAGAACAAAAGAGTTTAATACAGATAATGATGTTTGTAATATTCTTGATAAAATATTAGCTAATCTTAATTGTAAAAGAGTTTATGAAGGAAAAAGAGTTATTATGACTACTTATCCTGTTTATCAAATGTTTATTAATGAATATTATTATTATCTTATTAAAATAAATAATCAATTTGTTTATAATAAATATTTTGATAAACTTATTAATTGTCATATAGATAATATTTTATTTGAAATTACAGATAATGCTATGCAAACTATTGTTAAACAATATCCAAAATCTAAAAGAAAACTTCCAGAAAATAAATTTATTAAATATGCTACTATTGATATTTTTACTGGAAAAGAAACATATATTTATGAAAATCTTAGAACATTAGAAAAAATTAATGTCGATAATCCTAATTTACTTGAAGAATTAAATGCTCCTAAGAAAAAGAAAGTTAAAAAGAAAAAAGAAGTTGGAGTTCCTATTAGTTCTATGACTTTTAGTTTTAAAAAAGAAAAATAAGTTATTTATGTTACCATTCGATTATAATAAAGGTCTTTATAGACGTAATAATTTTGAACAACCTTGTGTATGGTATGCTCGTCCTTTAGATTATAATTCTATTGAAGTTTTTCATGGTATTATAGGTAAAACTATTACTAAAGATATTATTTATATTAATAGAGAGCCAAGAGAGGAAATTACTTCTCGTATTAATGCTAAACTAAAAGTTGGATATAAAAATCTATGGGATATAAAAGATAATGTTCAACTCCCCGTAGAGGGAGAACTATTATCATATCTTGATAAATATCTTCCTTTTAATCGTACTACTGCTGACGGTACTCTTTTGCCTATGCTTGCTAAAGTTTATGATAATGCTAATAATAAACTTTTTAAAAAAGTAAGTAAGTATATTGGACAATATAAAATTAATGGTCTTCGTTGTTTTATTAGTGCGTATCATAGTAATAATGATTTATTTGGTACTATAAGACTTAAATTTCAAAGCAGAGAAGGTACTTATTGGAATAGTTTACATGTTCTTGAAAGTTATCTTTTAGATGTGTTTCCTAAGAAACTAATTGACGCTATGATTGAAGAACATTATATTCTTGATGGAGAATTATATCTTCCGGGTCATAGTGTTAATGAAATTAATCATTTTGTTAAAGATCCTACTTGTAAAGAAAATAAACTTATTCAATTTTGGTGTTATGATATTGCTATTGATGATGTTGCTCAATATAATAGATTAGATTATCTTTATACTATTATTGGAAATTATTATAATATATTTACTTCAAAAGAAGATCATCTTAATAATACAAACAGACTTGTTGTAATTCCTCAATATAATATTTGTAATGAAAATGTTGCTTATGAACGTAGAAATAGATTTATTGATTTAGGTTTTGAAGGTTTAATTATGCGTAATCCTGAAGCGGAATATCAATATGGTAAACGTAATCTTAGTATGATTAAATATAAGAAATCTACTGATGGTAAATTTACTATTATCGATATTTATCCAGAAGGTGTTAAACGTAAAGATATTCCTTTATTTTTACTTCGTAATGATATAAATAATGAAACTTTTGAAGTTCATCTTGGTGCTTCTTTTAGTTATCAAAAATATGTTTTAGATAATAAAGAATATTTTATTGGAAAAGAAATGTTTGTTGAATATGGAGAAAGAAGTGGTGTAAATCAAGTTCCTTTTCATGTTAAGAAAACTTATATTATTGATAAATAATTTATGAGTATTTATAATTATGAAATAATTAATCCTGTTACAAATATTAAAAAACCATTTTATGATTTTAAACGTAAATTATTGTTTTTTCCTGTAAATGGAAGTAGTTATCGTTATTATGTTGAAGTTGCAAGAAATAACAAAGATACTTTTGTAAGAGAGTATTATGTTTTACTTAGTGATAGAAAATTTGATGATAATTGTAGAATTTGTCATGTTGATAATTATGGAAGATGTCAAATTAATCCAAGAGGAGAAATTAAAGATTACGTTATTCAAGAAACTAAATATCGAGGAAATATTGAAATAGAATATGTTGAAAGTGAAAAAGATTATGATGTCTTTGCTATTATTTAGCATATTAGTTATAGTAGAAGTATTTGTAGTGCTTCCACTTTTTTGTTATTATAGCTTACTTTCTCGTATAAAACGCCAATAAATAGCTGTTTTTAGCTCTATATTGAATTATGTTATACTAAGTGATAAATAGTTCAATGTAATATCTAAATAGCTAAAAATAGCTTTATATCGAGTCAAAATAATTAATATATTTCAGAAAAATATTATATATTTGTATTAAAAATAATAAAGTTACTTATATGAATAATAAAGATTTTTCAGATTATATTAGAAGTATAGAAGCTCTTGATGAAAATATTGATAAAGCTGAGATGTATGCTAAAAGCATTTATCATCTTGAAGCCATTAGAAATAGTATCAATAATCCTGAAGGAAGTTTAGTTATGTGGAAAAATAATCTTGAATTAATTGCTGTTACTGAAATGCGAAACGCTGTTACAAATCTTATTGGTACTTTAAAAACAGGATTAAGTTCGTTATTAAAAGAATAAATATTTTTATATGAAAGAATGTATTATTGGTATAGCAGGTTGTAAAAATTCTGGTAAAGATACTGTTGCAAGTATGATTAACTATATATTTGCAACAGGTATTACTCGTTCTAATTATGCGGATTATGTTATAAGGAGAAAAAGTATAAATATTTCTCATAAAGATAGAATTGTTCATTTTGCTGATAACATGAAAGATGTTATGAGTATTATTTTTAGTATTCCTCGTTTTGCTTTTGACAATAGAGTAAAAAAAGATAGCGAATATTGGGATTATTTTAATAATAAATTTGTTACTTTTGGAGAAGTATTAAGAGATAAAAATTATATTATATTTGATAATGTTATTGATAAAAATTTAAATGATTTAATACAATATTGTTCTGCTAAAAAACAAAGTCTTTATATTAAACTTAGAGCACTTATGCAATATTTTGGTACTGATATTTGTCGTAATCATATAGATAATAATATTTGGATAAATTCTACAATGTCTAAAGCTATAAATATTGCTATAAATAGAACATTATGTATTATACCAGATGTTAGATTTTCTAATGAAGCTAATGCTATTCGTAATAATAGTAAACTCTTCTACGGGGGATTGATTAAAATCAATCGTGATAATATTGATAAAGATGATCATAGTAGCGAACATATTTATTTTAATGCTGATTTTGAAATAGATAATAATGGAAATTTAATGCAATTATTTTATAAAGTTTTACATATATGTCAGAAAATAAAAGAAGTATTGCTTTAGTACACGAAATTTGTCCTATTTGTGGTAAACCTATGAATGAACAAATACTTATGAATACTGTATTTAGTAAAAAATATGCTAAAGAAATAGAAAATATGCATGGTAAAACTATTGGATATAGTAAAACCGCCTGTGAAAATTGTACAGAATATAAAGATAAAGTTGTATTTTGTATTGCTATTGATGAAAATAAGAGTGAACCAAATAATCCTTATCGTACTGGTCAAATAAGTGGAATTAAAAAAGATTTTAAATTATTTACTGATAATCTTAATTTTATTCTTAAAACAAATAATAACGTTTCTTTTTGTTTTATAGAAGAAAATTTTGGAAAACAAATAGGAATTTTTAAATAAATTAATATGAAAATTGTTGAACCTTTTGTAGAACTTTGGAAACAAGGTGATGATGTTAAAGCTCATGTTGCTAAATGTGCGAGAGTATGTTATGGTAAAGAAAGCGGTAATGATAATGTCACTATTAATACTTTACTTAAAAAACATCATTGGAGTATGTTTAGACATGAAAGTGTTTATGTTATAGGAGAATTTACAAGCAGACTTGTTATTGCTTTAGAAAGATATTCTAATAATCCTTATATTAATTGGAGTTTTCATAATAATAAATTATATATTGTTACTAATGGTAATTTTTGTTTAGATTTAAAAGAATGTCAAGAAGTAAATGCTCATGCTCAAATTCTTCTTACTTATATTAATTATTATAGAGTATCTGAAGATACTTTCTTTAATAATGAAATAGGTTATAATATGATGAGATATACTTTTTGTGTTATTACTCAAATTAGTACTTCAAGAGAACTTAATCGTGTTAGCCCTAATAATATTGCGGAAAGAAGTACAAGGTATGTTTATGAAGATGGAAGTGTTTGTAATCCTCATTGGTTAAAAGATTATCTTATTTATAAAGATATTAATGGAAAATATTATGTATATAAAGATAATAAATTAGATGAAGATGTTAATCATAAAGTATATAGTTTTATAAAATCTTGTGATGATAGTTTTAAAAATTATGAATATCTTGTAAAAGCTGGATTACATAGACAAGATGCTCGTGGAGTTCTTCCTCTTGATACTGCTACAAAATGTATATATACTTATTCTATCGATGAATGGAAACATATTATAAAACTTAGAACAGATAAAGCTGCTCACCCTAATGCACAAATAATTGCTAATATGATTAAAAAAGAACTTGAAGGATTAGGTTACGAATTTAATTAAATTATGGAATATAAAAATATTATTAATATTAAAATAAAAGATTTTCAATTAACTGAAAATAATACTTATAAATGTCTTAATAAACAATTTGTAGATACTGAACATTTATATGTTTTTGATTATAATAGAAGTAAAATATTTCATATAGATGTTCCTATAAATACTCAAAATGAAGATATTCCTAATATTTTAGAAGAATATGGTCTTAAAGAATCTGAATGTAATTATATGATTACTGAATATCCTTGTAAAATAATAAATTTAACTTATGAAGATAAAATTGTTAGTAAAGAAAATAAAACACAAGATAATAAAGTTTCTATATAATTATTTTAAAAAGATTTATATTAGAAATATAAATATTGCTGATAATGAAATTCTTCAATATGCTCATAATGAACTTACTATTGCTGGACATAATAAAAATTCTAAATATTATAATGATATAATAGAGGTTATTATTGATATAAATAAAAATAATAATATTAATTCATCTATTAAACATAATATTTCTATTATTAATAAATTATGCGATAAAGTTCCAATTACTCCTTTAACTTTAAATGAAGATGAATTTGAACAAAGTATTGTTTCTAAAATACTATATATAAATAAAAGATATAATAAAATTTATAAATATCTTAATAAAATGTGTTTTACTAATGCTTATTCTATATCTCCACAATATATTTTATCTACTAAAACAAAAAAACTTCTTCCTTTTAGTACAGATTTATCTTGGAAAAGTGATGTATTTGAAACTAAACAAGGAATTTTAACTGGTAGATATTTTAATACTTGTTACATAAAAGAATGTCAAATTAAATCTGGTTATTATATCCCTTTTAATACTATTAAATTAAAAGGTGTTAAAGTTGAAATCAAAGAATTTATATATATAATGGCTATAGATTGTGAAAATGACGATTTAATTAGACTTTCTAATTTATATGATATTGATTGGAAAACAAATAATACCTTTAAAGATAAAAATATTAAAGATATTACTGTTAAAGATTATAATAATTATATTAAAAGTATATCTATTGTTTCTAATTTATAAAATTATATTATTATGAATAAAAAATTAATTAATAAAGATGTATTAAATGATATTATTGCTAATTCTAATATTTGTCGGCATGCAATAAAAGAACTTAAACTTGCTGGATATGGTAAAGGAAAAGGTGGTCCAAATGATTGGATATATCAACAAGTTCTTGAAGCTGTTGCTGTATTTTCTTCTCATGATAATTCTGGTAGTTCTGCTATTTTTGAAATTGAGTTAGTTAAAAAACTTTGTAATTTTGATATTATTTCTCCTCTTCGTTTTACTGACGATGAATGGTGTCAAATAAGTTCTGATGGTACTTGTCAAAACAGACGTAAAACAAATGTATTCAAAGAGCCAGATGGTAGTATTTATTATAATGGAGCATTTGCTAAACGTTGTATCGGAAGATATAATTTTGATACTAAAAAATGGACTAAAAATAAAAATCCTATTTGCTGGCATGGAGGACTATTTGAATGTAAAAATAATGTTCTTACTGGTAGATATTTTAATACTTGTTATTTACAACAACGTGATATAATTAATGGCTGGACACCTAAACCTACAAGAAATATTGATTGTGTTGAAATAGAAATAGCTCCTGATAATTGGATTATGGCTGTTGATACTAATGACATTGATTTAATTTATCTTTCTTTAGATTATAATATTCAATGGGAAAATTGTTTTTGTATGAAAGATATTCGTCTTGAAGATGTTACTCCTGAACTTGAAAAAAGAGCTTTTGAAGAAATTAAAAATAATAAATAATAAATAAATATGAGTAGTTTATATAATATATCTAATGATATTCTTCGTATATTTAATGAAGTTGAACAAGCAGAAGGTGAAATTACTGATGAACAATATGATGAACTTTGTATTAAACAAGAAGAACTTAAAGAAAAACTTGATAGTTATGTAAAAGCTATTAAAGTTTGGCAAGTTGATGAACAAGCTCTTAAAGACGAAAAGAAACGATTTAATGATAGACAAAATGTTTATAAAAATCGTATTGAACGTCTTAAAAAAGCAATGCTTGAAGCTGTTATTAATTTTGGAGAAACAGGTAAAAATAATAAGTTTATTGAACTCCCTAACGTTAGAATATTTACCAAAAATACTCAAAGTGTTGAATTTAATGAACCTCGAATAAATATATTAATTAATAAATTTAGAGATTTAATTAGAGAACTTGTTCAACAAGGAATTTTATATACAGGAGAAGATGTTGATTTAATAGGTATATTAGATAGTATTAATGCTCAATGTATCGCTGAATATGGAGAAGATTTTTCTCCTTTTAGCATATCTGATTTAGAGTATTTAACTATTAATATTTCTTATAGTAATACTATTGGTGAATTATTAAGAAATAATCCTGATATTCTTAATCATATTGGAAAAGATATGTTTAATACTGAAATTACTAATGGAACATCTAAAGATGAAATTAAAAATGTTATAAATGCTTGTTCAAAATTAGAACAAGATCAACTTACTGTCGCCATAATAGTAAATAATCAATCTATTCAATTTAAATAATATGTTGGGAGAATTATATAAAATTAATAATAATGAAACTGGTTTTTCTTATGTGCTTAAACGAGAAGCTAATATAATATTAAATAAAATAGATAAAAATAATCCTACTTTTCATTATCGAAAAGAATATTTTGATAATATTCTTAATATTTGTAAAGCCATAGATGAAATAAAACTAGAATCTGATGATGAATTGAAAGATATAATGGATACTATTAATAAACTTTATACTACTGGTTTATTATCTCCTTTAACTTTAAAAGATGATGAATTTGCAACAGCAAGTGATTCTAATTATAAAAATAATATTCGTTATCCTTTTATTTTAAAGAGTGTTGGCGATGGTAAAATAATAAATAATAACGCATATAAAGCTAAAATTTATAATATATATAGTAATGATATTATGACTAAAGTATTTGGAAATGAACCAGATATTTGTTATAATCCTACTATTTTTATTAACAAAGGTGGAGTTGTTACGGGAGAATATATTTCTACGTGTGAAATACGAGAAGATGTTGTAAATAAACATAATTATACTATTCAAAGTATCGTTAATATTCCTTGTTCTCTTATTTTAGATAACGGTGATAGAATTATTACTGTTGACCATCGTGAACCTAAACTTAAAGTTTTAAAAGATTTTTATGAAGTTTATTTTAAGTTTGATAAAAATATTCATGATAGAAAATATGATATTCGTAAATATGCAAAAATGTTAGCGTAATGAGTAGATATATTGTTAAAGGTGTTCCATTTAGAACTAAAGGTGCAGTCAATGTTGAAGACTGCACTACTTCTGAAGAAGTTATTAAAAAAGCTGGTTTAGATTGGAGTGTTGATAAATGTTATATTTATGCAGCTATGTTATCTAATGATAATGTTGAATGCCCTATTAAAGATAGTTTTAATGAAGGTGGTGTAGATTATGCTCCTATAGATAATACTTATGGTATTTATCGTACTGATAAAAATATTCCATTAGGAATAGTTAAAGGTAGATATACAACTGTTCAAAATATTGATGCTTTTAAATTCTTTGACAAAGCTATTGGCAAAAATAAAGCTATTTGGCAAACAGCTGGAGCTTTTGGTCAAGGTCAAAGAATATTTGTTAGTGCTAAATTACCTAATAATATTTTTGTTAAAAACGATGTTGTAGATAATTATCTTGTATTTACTACTTCTCATGATGGTTCTACTGGAGTTAAAATATTACTAACGCCTATAAGAGTTGTATGTGAAAATACTCTTAATGCTGCAATTAGAAATGCTGAAAGTTATGTCAGTTTTAGACATACTAAATCTGTTCATAATAATATAGATATTGCTGATGAAATATTAGGTATTACTAAATCTAAGATTAATTTTCTTAATGAAGTATATAATCATATGTATAAAAGTACTATAAAAGATGAAGAAGTACAAAGTTTCTTTGGTAAAGTAGTTTTTACTGATGACGAATATAGTAGAATTTATCAAACTGGACATAATATTCAACAAGTTATTATGAGAGATTTTTCTGCAATAAATGACGCTGAAATTAGTATGAAAAAAGTTAATGTAGTTGCAGAAATGAATAATTATTATTATAATGGTATTGGTCAAAAAGAAATAATTAATACTAAATGGGGTGCTTATAATGCAGTTACTGGCTATTATTCTAATATAGATAATAGTGATGGTCTTAAACGTATGGATTCTATTCTTTATGGCAGTAAAGCTAAAAAGATAGAACTTGCTGGTAATATATTAATGAATATGTAACAATTTTTTAACAATAAAATTAAAATGAGTAAAATACCTTATGTTTTAGCAGACGCTGTTTATTATGCAGCAACAACTCCAGATGATGGAACTCTTTATGATACATTAGTTAAAATGTTTGATACTTTAGATCATGTTGGCGTTAATGTTTATCGTGAAGACGAAACCGTTAAACTTCCTGTTTATAGTAAACAAGGAGATGCTTGTATGGACGTTTATGTTCATAGTATAGAAGAAAAAGATGATCGTGTAATTTATCATACAGGACTTCATTTTAAACTTCCTGAAGATTATGAAATGGAAATTCGTCCAAGAAGTAGTAATACTAAAACTATGGCTATAATGCAAAATAGTCCTGGTACTCTTGATGAAGGCTATACTGGTGAACTTATGATAGTTCATAGAGCCATTGACGCTCCATTTATACCTGTTATTGAATATAACGTTGGAGATAGAGTTGCTCAAATTCTTGTTCGGCATCGTGAACAAATTATTTGGGACGAAGTAGAAACTATTGAAGAGCTTGGTGAAACTGAACGTGGAGCTGGTGGATTTGGTAGTACAGGTAAATAACAAACTTTAATAATTAAACAATCATGATTGTATTTGATATTTTTTATTGTGCTATAATACTATCTATAATAGCTATTATAATATATCTTTATATTAAACTTAAACAACCCATTATTAATCTTATTAATACTATTAAATCTGTTTATGAACTTCTTGGTAAATTTGGTTTTATTAAACAAGATTTAGATAATACAATTAAACAAATAAATGCTGCTCGTAGAGATATTGCTTCTATTAAAAGTAGAGTTAATGAAATTAATAACGCTGTTATTGTAAATAAAATTAATAATAAGCAAAATGTTGCTAAAACTAAGAATAATAAACAATAATAAACAAACAATAAGCTATAAATGGTGATGATTTCTCTACGGGGGATTCCACGAAGCGTAGCGGAGTGGGTATTGCTTATAAAAATCAAATTGCTAATTTTGTATATTTTGATGTTGATGCTCGTCGCTTCGCTCCTCGCGATTCCCCGTAGAGAAGTTACAATCGATTCATAGCTATTAATACAATTAATTATGAATGTATTTTTGATTATATCGATTTCGACAATATTGATTATATTAATATTGTTACTTAGATACTTGATAGTATCTATTGAAGATCTTAAAGCTCAAATTGTTGCTTATAAAGAGCAAATTATTAAAGGTCAAGGTTATACTGATGATTTATTAAATGATATTTCTAAAGATGTTGAATATATTCGTGCTAATGTAAATCATAAAGATATGTATAATACTTGTATTGAACTTATTAGAACTACACATAATACTTTACTTGATTATATAAATAAAGCTGGTAGACTTGGTGAAAGTACAACAAATCGTCTTATAAATATTACTAATGAAATTGGATTTACTCGTGGAGATATTAATAATATAAACGATAAAATTACAGGTATTGCTCTTATGGTTAATCGTATTGATGACAATACTACACCTAAAACGAAAATTAAAGCTAAAAATAGCTTTAAGAAATCAGAGTAATATAATTATACCAAATCATAGATATATTGCGAAATTAAGCTAAAAATAGCTATTGTAACGCAAGTTATCACCCATAGAAAAGCCCGTAGCAGACATTAGTTTGTTACGGGCTTATTTTTTAAGACGTTTAACTACTGGTTAACGTTCAATAATAACTCTACCTTTAGAATCAAGTTTACAACCATTAGGAAATTTAAGTTCATAAAGAGTTACAAATTCATCATAATTTCCTCTAAAAATAAAGTTATGATTAACAACATATATGGACTTTTTAGTTGTGGCAGCAAGAAGAGCAAGATTATCACCTGCACAAGGGTGAGGTACAGCTGGACGAAGTAAAGCGTTAAGTGCTTCATAAAATCTTTGTCTATGACAACCAGCCCAAGCTACAAATTCTTTTTCTGGTATTTCAACAAAATTACCATATAATTGAATATGCTTAAGTATATATCCTATAATCAAACCAGCGTATGAAGATTTATTTAGCCAATAAGGAAACATATCCCCAATAGATTGCATACATACACAATAATTACCAAGTTTAACTTGTTTAGAAACAGAAATAAATTCTTTAGGAACAGATTCTTCTTTTAAAGATACAGTAATATGTCTATCGACATATTCAGGATCAATAGTAAATGGAGTAGCAATAATATTTTCAAGTTTATTATTAGTTTTATCAGCAATAATTTCTTTAACTTTTTTATTAGCTTTAGTTTCAAATGCAAATCGAGGCATAGTTTTAATATTTGTAAGATTTATATATAAATATAGTAAAAATGTACCGTATAGCGGACATTTCGTGTTAAAAAAAGTGTTAAATGTATCATATAGCGGACATTTAACATTTCTAACTATTTGATAATCAATGATTTACAAATATTCCCTTATTAATAATATATAGCTACTATACGCACTATTATATGCAATATACTTTTGGTCATGTGCAAATATAAAAATAGCTGGAGAATGAACTCCAGCTATATAATTACCGTCAATAATATTTATTTAATCAGGATTAATTTGGTCAGCAATATATTTACTAATTTTCATATTTAATGCTTTCTCATTAATTCTATAATAACTATTATTTTTAGTCATATTATTAAGTCTTTCAATAACTCTATAAAGAGGAATGTTACGTTTAACAAGAACATCTATTTTATTTCTTCCTTTATAAATACCAGTACTATAAACAGGATCAAAATCTTCATCAAATAACCAACGAGCAGTATAATCCATAATCTTAATTAAATCACTTGGGCCATTATATGCAGCAATAGGACTCGACCAAAGAGTTTTACCTTCTGAATAAAGTCCCCACGGAGTGTACATTTGAGATTCAGAAAGAAGTCTATCCGCAAGATATAATCCTGTAGCAACAACATTACTTTCTTTTTCATCATCGTCATCTGTCATAGCATATATAGTAACTCCTAATAATAAAGCACTAAGAATACCATATAAATCACCAAGACAACGTTTAACAGCATTACGCTCCCACGGAGACATTAAGTTCCAATTAGTTTTAATATTGGTTATAGTATTTATTACAGCTTTAAAAGTATTTTGAACAGAAGCAACAGCTATGCCAATATATCCATCTCCTTGTTTTTTAGCGTCACTAACAACATTTCTAAATTCTTTACTAAGAAAATCAACAAAAGCAACATAAGAACCTACTTCTATAGTATTAGTTTGCTCATTATAATATCCACGACGACGAAAACGTTTCATAACACCGGGATATAAATGTTTATGGTATTGCATAACTAAACTACCCCACCAAGTAAATTCAATAAGAGCAGCACCAAGTTTATCATAAACACCATGAATTTTCTTATTAAGATTAACAGTTTTATTTTTTATATCATTAATCATATCTGGAGTAATTTCTGCTCCAGCTTTTGGAACAATTTCTCCATTCTTTAATTCAAGTAGATCAATAATAGCAGGTTTAGCTTTCCATTCTTCTTTAGCTTTTTTAATAGCTTGATTTTTAGCATGAATATATTCTTGAATTATTTCTTTACTCGCATGTGCTCTAAGGAAATCTTCTATAATATTATGTTTAAAAGTATCATATTTAAATTGTTCAGTTTTATCTTGTTTAATAATACGTTTAAATTCTTTTAGTTCTTCAAGTAAATCTTTATCTTTAGAAATAATAGAAACCATAGTATCATATTCTAACTTCCAAATATATTCAGAAAAACTTCCACAACGTTTAACACCGTCTACATCATCAAATATTTTATTAGATTTAAGAACAGCAAATAAAACAGTGTTTTGCATAAAATGTTCACCACCAGATTGTAAACTATACATTAAATTACGCATTCTACGAGCATATTCTCCAGCGGTTTCTCCACGAACTCTTTCTGTCATTGCGTCAAAATCAACAACTTTAAAATATTTAGTTAATGCGACAGCAAAGTTATCACTTTTATCTTTATACATATCACCAATCATTCGTAAAGAATTATTCATATACATTCCTATAGCTTCTCTAATATCATTTTTGCTAAGATTATCTCCAGCAAATGCTTCACCCATGATATTTGCAAAACCAGTACCAATATTAGATATACCTCCAGTCACATTAAAAATCATATATTTAGCAGAAGTAATATTACGAGCTAAATCTGCATATTTATTTAGTTTAGACTTTTCTTTAAATTGTTCAAAAATAAGACGACGAGTAAAACCATAAACTTGTTTTAAAGTATTATCTTGACTAATTGTATGATAATTATCTTGAATATCAACACTTGTACGTTTATTAATAACAGGTCTACCAGTAAATTTACTAATTTTGACAGCTTCAGTATTTTTTAAATCTTCTTGAAGTAAGTATAACCAATTTTTAGCTTTATTACGAGCATTTATAACAACTTGATTAGAAATAGCTTCTGCAAATACACTACGATAATCTTTATCAAATAGTTGTTTATCTATTTCAAGATTATGCTTTTTAATTTCTTCATTTTTCTTTTTAGTATCTTGAAGATATTTACGATAATTTTCGTCTTTTTCTCCAATTCCTTTAGGACGAATTTCTTCTAATTCTTGATAACCTTTACCTTTTAGAAGTTTAAGCATATCATTTTCAACTTCATAATCATTAGCATAATCAACTTTAGCATTCCATCTATCTTCACTATCGTTTCTAAACTCTAAACCAGTAACTCCTAATAATTGATTAACAACCCATTTTGTATCAGTAACAACTTTACGTCTACGAGGAATATAACCTTGTTCAACAAATGTATTATGTTTATTATGTTCAGCAAAAAAATCCATAGTTTCTTGAAGTAAACTTTGCATTTCTTTTTCTTTAGGACTTAAAGTAACATAATTATTATAATGTCCATTATCTCTATTATAGTTATTACTATATTTTTTATATTTTTTATTTACATATTCATCTTTAACTTGTTTTTCAGCATTTTCATTAGTAGGAACATAACTATAAGTTCCTTTAAGAGAACCTTCTGGATTAACTTTCATTTCAGTCCAAATTCTAAGCGGTTCGAATTTATGTTTATATGGATTATAAACATGATTAGCATCAAACCATTCTTTAAAATTACCATTATTGCTTGCTTCATTCATAGCAGCATAATAGTATTCATTAGGAATAAAATCAACATTATTTTCTATAAGCTCTCTTGCAGCAGTTTTCTTTTTATTAATATATTTATCATTTTTTGGTTCTATATATCCATAAATGTCATTATTAGGAGTATAATTACCGTTATCATCTAATATAATTTCTCCACTATTATCTAATTGACAGAAAATATTAATAAAAGTATCAAAATCTTTAGTACCTTTTAAATTACTTAAAGCCCAACTAAGTTCTGTATTAAAAGCAGTATTATTAGTTTTAAATTCAACTTCTTGTTTAAATTTTTGACGAATCTCTTTTGGTTTACGTTTACCTTTAATATTTCGTAAAGCATTATATAAATTAGCAAGTTCTTCTCTTTCTTCTTCAGTAAGTTTAGTAAATATATCTTTAGCGTGAATACGTCCATCTCCACCAAATTCAACAGCTGTAATAGTTTTTCCTAATAATTCATTAATTCTACCTATAATTTTAATTCTTCGAGGATTAACTTCTTTTTCATTTTCACTTGGATCACGAAGCATTCGATAAAAACTATCGTCAAATATAGGAAGATTATTAGGAATATCTTTTATTAATATAGCTTCTCCAGCGTTACTATCATAACTAAAATCATATTTATGTTTAGTAAGTACTTTTATAGTAGCAATATCTTTATCGCTTAATTTTCGAGCATCGATATTACCAAATTCATCATAAGCATTAGCATCATCTATTATTTTCTTAATTTTAGCACTATTTAAATTATCTTCATCTTTAAGTATAGAAAATGCTTCATTAATTTTATCTTTAGTTTCTTTATTAATAATATAATAACTATTATTTTTAATCCATTCATAAGCACTTCTATATTCAATATTTTCTAATCGTTTATCTAAAGTTTGAGTAGGATTATTTTTCTCATAATGTTTAATAATAGCTAAATTCTTTTCAAGATTTTCTTTAAATTCATCAGTATCATTATAATCAAAATATTCTTTATCAAGAGCAGATTTAGCTTTAATAAAATTTCTTAATTTAATAGCACGTTCTCTTTCTTCAGGAGATTTAAGAGTTTCAGTATCTTTATATTCAGAAGTAAGTTGATTAATTTTCTTATCGATTTCTCTTCTTCTATTACGCTCTTGAGTTGTTAAAGCACTATTTGGTTGATCATCAATAAATTTTTCATGAATATATTCCATATATTGACGATATTCTTCAGGAGCAGTTTCAAATATCTCTCTAATTAAAGCGTTCTTTTTAATATAATATTCTCGAACAACATGTTGTTCAACATTATCAGCATACCATTCATCACGCTTAAGTTTAGCAGCAATATATTCTTTACTATCTATACCATATCTATCAAGAGCATCTTTAACAGCGTCAACCAATTTATCTCTATCGGTAAGAAATTTAGCAGTATAAGGTCTAATAAGTTGTCCATTTGAATTAATAATATTTTCCCATCTAAAACTACCACTTTTATCTAATATATTATCAAATCTTTTAAGAAACTCATTTTTCTTACGAGGAGCATCTTGCATTGCAGCTTGATTCATAATCCTATTAACAATCTTAACAATAACTTGTACTTGTTTATTGCTTAACATTGCAATATCTCCAATATTAGTTTCCCACCAACCAGAATCGCCAAAAGTATCTTTAAGATTAACAACGTTCATTCGTATATTAGGATTATTAGCAAATTCATTAGCAATATATTTATTAAACATATTATCAAATCCTTGTTTAATAATTGAAGAATTACGAATTTTATTTATAGAATCACGAATTTTTTGAATATATCTTTTAGTATCTTCGTCCATACCGTCAATAGGAAGACTCATAATATTTCCAAAAGTATCGCCAAATGTAATAGCTTCAAGTAATAATTTAACTATATTAGAAACTTCATCTGGATTACTTCTTAAAACTTCATATAAATCAGATTCTCCGATATTATATTCTTTATCGCCTATAACATAATGTTTCATTTGTTTATCGATCATATCAGCATAACTACTAATATAATCGCTAAGAATATGATATATATTTCTTCTATTATCTTTAATATCTTTAGAACGATAAGAATTTATACCTTTTATATCTAATTTACGAAGTGCTTTAGCAGCAATATCATCGCCTCGTCTTTCAGCTCTTCTAAGAGCAGCAATCATGGCAACAGATGTTTCATCTACTTCAGTTATTCTATTAGCATTATCTATATAATCATCAGTTATATCAGTAGTAATAGCATATGCTTCATCATTAAAATTATCTCTATTTTCTTGTTGTTGTTTTTCAAATTCTTCTCTAACACTTTCTTCAGTAATATATTCAATTTTATAATATTTATGGGATTCAGTTTTAGAAGCTAATGCACTTCTATAAGCATCACGTTCTTCAATTCTAACTTTTTGAATATTTTCTGTATTATTAGAAGAAACATTATTAATTAAATCTTTATGTAAATTAGATTTAAAAGCAGGAGACGGAGAATATCTTCTAATAGTAACAAGAATATTACCATTTTCAGTAGGAATATTTTGTGTAATAATATCAGTTTTTCCTACTTGTTCACTAATATAAAAAGAATTAGAACGTACAACTCCATAATCACCTTTCTCCTCTACGGGGGATTGAATATAAGCCTCTACATCTTTAAATAGTTTATTAAGTTCAGCTTTTTGTATTTCAGTGCCGTTAACAGAAACATTCTGAAATTCATTAACATTATCAATAGCATTATTTTCCAAATTAAACTTATAACGAGGAATAATATGTTCTTTATATTTATCTTTTAATTTTACTTTATTATCCTTATCAATAAAATATTCTTTAGCCCCAATACTTTCAGCTTCAGCAATAACAGTGTTATAAAAACTAATATCTCCATATTTGTTATTATTTGGATTAACGCTATAATCACCTGTTTCATTAGGCTCAAGTAAATTCATAGGAATAAGATAAACTCCGCTTTCATGTTTGTCTATTTTATATAATGTACTAATTTTACTACCACCAGCATTTCTATTAACAACAATATAATCTTGAGGAGATTTAGTATTTTCAACATTAATTTCATTAAGTAAAGTTTTAAATCTACCGTCAAAAGGAATAAATATTAGTCCATTACCTCTATTACAAATATTAAATTGAAAAGCAGTATTACTTATACCTTTATTATTTTCAGGTTTACCGAGTTTAATAGATTTACAATATTCTTTATGACTGCGAATAAATTTATCAATAAATTCATTTGTAACTGCACTTGCAGGATTAGTATAATATCCAAATATTTCTCTAATAGCGGGAACAATACCTGTACCCATATCTTCTATATTTTTATATAAAGAATTATTAGTAATAATTTTATCAACAGCACCTCTTTTAAATTTAAATCCGTCAACAACAAAAGCATATTTAATTAAATCAGCAATAGCAAGTCTAAATATAGGGGATTTATTAAAGAAACTTGTACCAAATTCAATATAAATATCGTCTATATTTTCAGCAGAATCTGTAAATTTAATGCTTTGATGAGTAAAACCTTTACGTTTAAGTTCAAATTGATTATTAAGATTTACATTAAGATAATTAAAAATACCTAAATCTCCATCAACATGCGTTTGAATCCAAGATATTTTTTGAGCAGGAGTAAGAGTATTAAATTTACTAAGTTCTTCTTCAGTAGGATTAAATATATCTTTAATATCAAAATTAATTTTTTGAGTAGTTTCAAAACCAAATATACGAGAAATTTCAGCATTCCAATAATTAGTATCATTTTCAGTAGATTTAATAATAGCTTCATTATTATCATTTAGCCAACCTTCTTTAGTAACAGTTAATGGAGTATTAAGTATAGGAACTTGAGAATATATCATATTCATCATATATTGTTTATATTCTCTATATTGTTTAGGAGTAAACACAACACCTAATTTAACTTGAACAGCATTAAGTACAGCATTATAAACATCATTTTCAGTTGGGAACAATTGTTTATTAACATCAACACTTGTTAATGTAGCATATTTAAAAAATGCAGCTAAAAACGGATAAACACTATTTTCAATATCAATATCCCCTCTAACTAATTCATCTAAATCGCTAACTTCATTTTTTTCAATTTTAATAAATCCCGGATAAAGTTTTTCAATAAGACGTTTACCTCCGCACATTACAGTATTACCAACTTCATTATCAGTAAATCCATAAGCTATAACATTATCAACAATAGTGCGAGTTTCTCTAATAGTTTGTTTTGCACCAAAATTATCAGGATTACAACAACGAAGAACTTTTTCAAGATTTTTAGTAGTTTTATTAATCTTATCAAAAGCTAAACAAATAGCAATATCAAAAACAGCATTTTTAATATCATTATCTTTTTGTGATAATTCAGAAATATTAGTTATTTTGGACGATTCTAAGCGTGATTTTAGCACTTTTGCATTCAACGTGAATTGTTGTTCCTGTATAGGCTTTTGCGTTGAAATTTCAGCCCCAAATAGCTCTTTATACGCATTTCTAAATTGTTCGTTGGAGTTCAACGCTAACAATACCGATTCATAGTTAGAATAGTCAGTAATATCAGTAGCACCAAGTTTAAAACCAGCTTTAGCAGCTATTCTCTTAACAGCTTTCTGAACAGTATTACCACCTCCTGTAAGATATAAACTATTACTTTCATTATTAACTTCATTAATAGTAGTAATAGCAGGTTGCATTAAAAACGCAATAGCAGTTCTATAATCCATACCTGTATCTATAAGAGTTTTAAATGTTCCAAAAGTAAATTCATTTTCATTAAAAATAGAACCTTCTTTAATAGCATCAAGAATATGTGCAGTAGTTTGAGAACTATAAACAGTAATTAATTCTCCAACAACATTACGATTATTATAACTATTAGCTAATCTATAATGTTTAACTCTTACAGTAGCAGCTTTATCGACTTCATTAGTTTTCTTACCATCTTTATCTAATAATATAACATCTCCTTTTTTAGTAGTCTCATTATATAATCCATATGCTTTAACTATCATTTCTGCGTTATAAATAAATTTACCATTAGCATCTTTTTCAGTTAAATCATATTCAGCAATAATTTCATGACCTTTTCCTAAATATCCTTTAGCATAATTATTAACACTATTGAAAGTATCTCGTGTAACAGAAAACGCTTTAAGAGAAGCTCCACCCATAGCATTTTCCATAAAATCCATTTGGTCAAAAGGATTATAAACGCTACGACTAACAGAATCGGCTCCACGAGCTTTATCCATTTCTTTCATAGCAGATGAAAGTCTATCAAAATTACTTCGAGAATAATTCTCTTCCCTACTATTACTATCAGCCATAATAGCGATCATAGCATCAAGAATATTATTGTTTCTAACAACACGAGGTAATTTATCAACTTCATCTAATTTAGAAAACTCATTAAAAGTCAATAGTCCAGCTTCTTTACCAATATTAGTAAGTTCTTTATAAAGACTATCTCTATTATCTTTTTCTGTACGAAGTTTTTTAACAACATCACGAAGACGTTTTTGAAGTACTTTATATTTATCTTCATGAAATTCATCTTCAATATCAGAAGAAATTTTATTATTAATATTATCTTCTATATAATATTTATATTTAGCATAATCAGTTTTAAAATCATCAGCAGAATATTTCTTAATTCTTTTAATATTACCATTTTTATCTTTTACTACTTTAAGAGAATGACAAACGCCATAAACAGAGTCAACGTCAAAGTCAGAACCTGTTTGAGTAACCCATTCATCAGGTAACATAATAGTACTACCATAAACATCATCAAGAAAACCTACTACTTTAACGATACTAACAGATTGTTTACCTTCAGTAGGAATACGATAAGCAAGTTGAATATCAAGACCTTCTTTTTGTATCATTTCAAGAGCTTCTGGAGTATTAGGAATAAGATTGCTCCAACGAGGAATCATAACTTCAGCATATGCTTCTTGTTTAACTTCATATTTATTTTTATCTTCATCAGATAATTTATTATACTCGGTTTCTTCTATTTTAGCTCCAGTTTCTTTATTAACAATAACTTTTGGGTGATATTTAAGTTCTCTAAGTTTACCATTATTGTCTAAAACTTTCATTCCATGACCAACTTGGGTAACCTGTGCAGCATGCCAACCAGGAAATTTTTGTCTCGTAATACTACTATTAAATATAGCTTGTGCTATACTTTCAAGTTTACTACTAACATTATTCATATAATTAGGCATAGCTGGATTACCAAATTCATCAGGAGTTAAATATTCTATAAAATTAGAATCCATACCAAGACGCTGAGCTTCAATACGAGCTTTCTTATAAAAATCAGTAAAATCTAATGTTTGTTTATCGCTATTAATATTAACTAATTTACCATTTTTATCTTCTTTCCAGCCCATATTAAAAAGAAGTTTTTTAAAATCTTCTTTAATATTAGCGCAATAATTTTTAAAGAAAGTATCAATATAAGGTTTAACAGATTCATTAGCGTTATCACAAATCTTTTTAGTAATTTGCACACCGGCTTTATTTTGAGCATCTTTCATGTGCTCTGGAACATCTTGTTGTTTATAAAGAAAACGATAATAATAATCTTCTATAGCATTTTCATTATTAGAAATAAGATCTTGTTCAAAATTAGGATTAATATTTCCATCATTATCCCAAAAGGTTAAAACATTCTTTTTAGCAGCTTTGCTTGTTTCATTAGTATTAACTTGCCCAATATCATATTTGTGCATGAAATTATAAAGCTCTTTAAGTTGAGTTCCTTCAAGAAGTTCAGGAATAAGAACAAATTCAGCATTTTTAATTTGACGAGGATAATGTACTCCAGTATAACTATCATATTTATGGTCATAATAAAAATTCTTCTGTACTTGAATACGAGAATTAATTTTACTAATATCTATATCTTCAATTCTACGTTGACCAGTTCTAAGTTCATAAAGTTGTTGAAATATATCTTCATATTCTTTAAAAGTGCCATCAGCATAACGTCTACGCATAAATTCTTCAATAGTAATAAAAGACTGTGCGTCATTAGTTTTACTTGCTTCTCTATATCCATTAGCAATTTCAGCAGCTTTTTTAGTAGCAGCAACTTCACCAAGTTCATCTTTAAGATAATTAAATAATTCTTGTTGAATATTATTAGCTTGTTTACTTGGTCTTACAGTATTATTAATAGTAACAGCTCTAAAACCATTACGAGCATATTTTCCAGCAGAATGAATTATCGCATAACCCTCTATGGGGAAATAGGCATTAGCATATTTATCTATTGTAGTATTGCCAAATTTAATCTCTTGTTTAGCCCCGTTATAACCAATGGTTTCTTTAATTTTAGCACTAAGAGTATCATTAATATCAAATCCAGCATAGGCTGTTCCACCAGCTTGTACTTCTTTAGCTCGTTTAAGAAAATCTTTAGCGTCTTTATAAAACTTAACATCGCCTTCAAGAATATCGTCTAATTGCATATAAGCATTAGCAGTATTAAGAGCAAAATCAACTAAATCTTCATTACTTTTTTGTAGTTCTTGAAGAATATTTTGATATTGTTTACCATGAGCTACAATCTCTTTATTAAAAGATTTAATCCATTGTTCAACAATATTATCTATAACACTTCTTACTTCTTGAGTTTCATTAAAAACAATTTTACCATTTTCAATTCTAATAAGAGGACTATTAACATTTAAAGTAGCAGTATTTCCTTTAACTTGAATAAGTCCTCCGGCTTCGCCTACGGACGTTCCCCCGTAGAGAAGTAATGCACGTTCAAGCTCTTCACTTGCTTTATAATCCTCTGTATTAAATAGTTTTTGAAAGCTAAAGAAATTTCCACTTAGTTTACCAGCTTTAGGATTAAGTTCAGTCTTTTCTTTATCAAGCCATTTACCTTCAACAAGAATACATTCTCTACCTTTATCATCATAAGTAGTTTTATTAAAATGTACTCTTTCAATTAATCCATTAGTGTCTTTACGAAGAACCCAATTACCTTTACTATCATTATCAAATAAATAAGTTAATTGATTAATAAACATATTAAGTTCTCCTAAAACATTTTGTCTAAATCCAGCAAATATAGGAGCAGCTCGATTAATACGAACATCTATAGAACCATTTTCAATACCTTCTTGTTTAATAATATCTCCTATATCTGCATAAAAATCATCACTAAGTTTATTATCATTAACTGAAGAAATACCCTCTATTTCTATATTATATAAAATATTATTTATTTCACCTTCAATTTTATCTCCTTTAATCCAAACAATATCGGGACTATCTTTAGTTTTATAAATTATAGGAATAGAAATAGTACCATCTTCATTTTCAATATAATAATATTTATTAAAATTAAGAGTAGATAATTCTCCTTTAATAGCAGAATAAATATCTTTAGCAGACCAAATATTATTTTTATTAGTAGCAGCTTTATCTTTAACTTCTAAATATTTATCATAATTTTCATCTGTATTCTCTAAAGCATAATTATCTATTTCGTTACGTCTTTTATTAGCGTATTTAGCGACATCTGTAGCTAAAGCTGTAATTGTATTTTTAGCATCAAGTTTAGGTGCTTGGATAATAAAATTTTTAGGAGCGTCAGAAGGAGTACGGAAAAAATATCCAGCTTGAGAAGTATTTAAACTTGCTTTAGAAGCACCAATATTTTGTCCAGCAATAATAGGATTAAAGTAAGCAATCATAGAAGTAGCAAAATAATCTCCTTTAGACATTTTAGCATATAAAGCCGCTTTATCACTTTGCATATCTTTAATACCATTAAATAAACTTATTTGAATAAGTTTTTGAGCATTAGGATTAATAGAGACATTATCTCTATCATCTCTCATAAATAATCCTTCTTGAATATATTTACCATTAGCTCCTTTAATTCCCCAAAAGAAACTATTATACTTATATTGTTCTCCTTTATTAATTTCTTCTAATAGATTTCTTAGGCCAGCTTGAGCATCTTTTTTATTAGCATAATTAATTTGTTTGAGAAGATTAGTAATATAACTATTATTAATTACATCAGAAGATAAATTACCTTCAGCGTTAACACTATTTAATTCATTACGAACAGCAGAATAGTTAACAAGTTTTTGACATATATTAACTATTGATTCATTAAGTCTATCGTAATTAATATTAGAAGAATCAAATAAAGGAACATCTTTAGTATATTTTTGACCAATTTCTTCAGAATATCTTACAGCTTCATTATAAGCTTTTCTTTCATTATTATATTTATTATATGATTCATTATATTCTATAACAGTAGTTTCAACTTTTTGTAAAAGATCTGCTATATTATTTAATAGTCCAATCATATTAGACCTAACAGAATTACTCCCATTATAAATAAATCCAAGTATTTCATTACGAGTTACTTTAGGATAATATTTTTTAAGTACTTCATAAATAGTTTCTTCTATTAGCTTATTTAATTCTTTAGGAGTAACACCGTCATCTTTAAGTCTTACAGCAACAAGTCTATCAGAACCTTTATCTAAACGGGCAACTAATTCTTTAACACGATTAATATCATTTTCTGTATATAAATCTCTCATAGTACTACGAGTTGTATTTAACATATTATAAATCATATAACTCATAGCGTCTAAAGATTTATTAGATTGCTCAAAAGTAATACCTGATTCAGTAATAATAGACATTGTTTTAATAATCTTAGGATTACTTAATTGACAAAATATTCTATTGGCAAATACAGGATCATTAATACAATCATCAGCAATTTTAATTAATCCATAATCCTCAGCAATGTCTGTTGCCATTCTTACAATACTATCTATAAAATCATTAACAGAATTAAAATTACCTCTTGTGTATAATTCTCTAATAATAAAATTAGCACCCATAGTAGTTTTAAGGCCGATTTCATTATTAGTATCATAATTATAAACTTTTGTACCAACTTCTGATGGAGAATCTAATTTATAAATAGTATTAAAATATAATTTTAAATCAGCAGCAACAGGTTTTTCAAAACTTGCCCAAAGTTTATCTTCCCAAGATTTAGTAGTTTCATCAACACTTTCAGCTCCAGGATTAGTATAATCTTCATCATCAGTAAAATTTTCATTAGTAAGTTTATCACTTTCTAATACATTTTCAAATTCACCAACAATATTAACAAGTTTACTACTTTCAAATGCTTTTGTAAACCAAAAATTAGGATTACGCTTAATTTGTTCAATATAATTATTACGATTCTTTTGTGTTATGTCACCAAATTTATTAATTAAATTATATGCCTTATTATATTGTTGTCTTCTTGCTTCAGTATATTCTTTATATACTTCATCAAGTTTCTTTTTATTATTTTCTACATCATTATCATTCTTAATAAGTTGTTTTAATTCATTAATTTTCTTATTAATAGATATAGCTTTATTATATGCTTCTCTAAATTCTTTAATAGTATTATCTTCTGTTTCTTTATTTTGATTATAAACTTTTAAAGCAATATTATTAATATAATCTTTTTCAAGAACGTCAATAGCTTTTTGAATTATTTTAATTCTATTAAGTTTAACATTATTATATTTACTTGCTTTACGCTCTTGCTCATAAAGAAGAGAAATAATAGTAGCAGTATCATTAATAGCAATATTACGAGCTTTAACACTACTAAATCCCATTAATAAATCAGCTTGACGTTTAGCAGCAGCTGTTGTAACATCTTGATGTTTAAGTTCATAATATTCTTTTAAAATTCGTCTAACAGTATTTTGTTTATTTTCTAAAATAGACTTAGTAGAATCAAATTTTTCATCTTTTTTACAAAACTCTAAAAAATCATCACTTTGAATATATCCAGCAAGCACTTTAGCTTTCTGTTTAATACCGTCAGAACAATACTCTACGGTTTTCTTAAGGGTGTCATTAACATCTCCTTTAATAACATAACCAAATTCAAAACATTCCATAACATTAAGTTTAATAATATTAATAAATAAAAACCGTCAATTATGATAGCTGTTTTTAGCTTCACAATTGACGGTAATATATAAGGCTTAACTACTTATCTACATGCGTATTTAAGTTCGCCATTTCGCAGCATTTGAGCTATTAACGGCTTGTCCTGCTCCGAGTAGCTATTGAGATAGTCTGCCATGTTATTAATTCGAGTAATATCCAGAGTTTCAGCAATGATATTACCGTCATTATTTTTAATAGCATTAATATTCTCTATATCAGAAGTAATTGATAATAGTTCATCAGAATTATCATTAATAGTGTTATAATCTTCATCTTCAACTATATCAGAATCATAACTATCTTCACCAAATTCATTATCTTCTTCGTTAATGTCTTCTTCTATAATTTCAGATTCTTTAGTAATATCTTCACCAACATCTTTATCAGACAATACTTGATTATCTTTAATATCTTGTTTTACATCATTTTCATTACTTATATTATTATCATTAATATTTAATATCTCATATTGACGAGCAAATATAGTATTGTTTTTAATACTATTATCTTTTATATTAAATATTTTAAGTAATATATCAATAATCTTTTGAAAAATACTTTTCTTTTCATTATCTTCTGTAACAACAGCAACACCTTCTCCAGTATATTCAACTTGATTCAAATACTTAATAATACTACTTTGAGATAAACTTTCAACAAGCCATTCTTCAGCAAATACTCTACGTTGTTCATCTTCGGAAAGTTCAACATAACTATCTTTTTGTTTAGCTTTAATACGTTCAAAATAATCTTTAAAAGTAAAGCCATTATCTTCAATCCATTTCTTAATATTAACAGCTAAATTATAACGTTCGCTATTTCTATCACCATAATCAACATCATGCTCAACAGCTTCAATGAATTTATTATAAGTTTCAAACAAATCATCTATGATATTTTCTTTATCAAAAAGATTATGTTCATCGATATGTGCATGAAGTTGTTCATGAATAAGTAATCGAACTAATGTTGTAGGAGAAGAATTAGCTAAATTAGAACCAGATTTAGTAAATATAACAGCTTTTTTATCTCTATTATATTTAGCGTTACCTGTTTTATCTTTTTTATCGTAATAATAAACGCCAGAAACAATAGGAATACCATAAACATTTTTACCAGTAAGTAAATCAATAGTTGATTTTGGAATAGCAGCTTTTTCAAGAAGACGTTCTGTAGAATTAGCTTTTTCAAGAGTAGCGGTTTGAATAGTATTAGCAATTCCAATAATTGATTCTTCCTCTACGGGGGATTGAACTTGATCAGGTACAGCAAGAGTAGTAACATTAATATACATAGAAGTAGCTTTATCAACATCATTAAAGAAACCTCCATACTTATTAACTCCTTGATTTGTATTAAAAGCATTATTTTGAAGAACAAAATCTCCAAAATTATCATATACAATTTCGCTATTTCCAAGTTTAACTACAAATTTATTATCTCTTTTAAAGAAATAAGGATTATCTGTAGTATTACCATTACCGATATTATTAAGAGTAAAGAACGTTCTATTATAAATAGTATTATTAGTTATTTCTGTAGCAATAATATTTATAAGTTTATTATTAACATTAATAAAACTTGTAGTTTTTGAATTATCACCTGCGGGATTATAAGTAATCCCTGTACCCAATTCATTTGAATTACCAGCTTTAAACTTATGTATAATAACGTTAAATTTAGAAGTATTATGACCAATAGAAAGAATTATTTGATTATTAGAACTAATAACATCATAACCGTAAAATATACTTGGGAATTTAGTATTAGCAGAATTAAACAATAAACCAAGTTTATCTCTAACTTCTTCAAAAGTATATTTTTTATTTTGAAAACCAGTTAAAATATCAACAAGTTCTTTATGAAGATTTTCTTTAATTTTACCAGCAATTTTATTAGCACTTGTAAACATAGCTATAATAGGTGTTTTTCCTCTACCTCCAATTAGAAAACCCATATTACCAGCAAGAAAAGGAGCAGTAATTTGTTGTTTCTCACCTGTTAATTCATTAATAGCAACTATACCATTTTTATCACTATCGATACCAATAATAGCATGTTGATCAGATTTAAAAGGTAATTCATTAACACCTTTTTCAGTATTTTCAATAATAACATCGGAAGTTTCTTTTACACCTTGATTTACTCCTGTTTGTCCAGCATATTTAATAATAACCTTTTTTCCATTAGCAGCAAGAGTTCCAATTTTATGAGTATTTTTATAATTATTAAAAATATTTTCTTTCCATTGTTCATAACTATCTTTATATTCTTCAATAGTTTGAGCTAAAGGATTATAGAAAATAATATTTTTAAGATTATAAATGATACGTTTAGCTTTATCTATATCGCTTATTAAAGCAGGATCAAGTTTAATTACTTCGTCTTTAATAGCTTTTTGAATAACTTCACTATTATAGATTCTTTCATATTCTTCTTTAGTTAAATCATATCCATAACCTAAATCATAAAGATTCTTCTTATGGAATAAATCCCATAATTCATTTTCATTATTAAAAATAGCTTCAAATAATTCATCTGTATTAGCTTCAACTTGATTATTTATTTTACGAACGTGATAATTAATTCCACCTTTTGGGCCAAGTTTTATTCTATAACCATTATTATCACTATCTGGAATAACATTAGAAATAAATCCAATTTCAATACCTTTACGTTTAATAGCAAAAGAAACAATTTCATGATTTCTACTTTCTACAGGAACAATTTCTAAATCATCTCCTACTTGTAAAGCATTAACAACTTGTTCATAATTAGGACTTCTATTAACACGAGAAGGAACAATGTGCATATAATTATCAATAAATTCAACTCTTTTGCTTGCTTCATAAACGGCATTATAAAAATCTGTAGGATTATTAAGTAAAGTATTAAGACTACGCTTATGAGTAAATACATAATTAGTATTATAAGAATTATTAATAAAATCTTTTATATTATATAATATATGATAAGCAGTTTGAACATCTAAATCTAACATTTGTTTATTAGCATCATCAGATAATATTTCAATAATATCTTTAAATAAAGATTCAAGATTAATAATAACTTTTTGATTTTTAGTAACAATATTTCCTTGATGATCTTTAGTTTTAATTTTATTTATAGTAATACCTTTATATTGAATATATGCTTCAATAAAATCTTTAATTATTTTATCAAATTCAGTATCTTCAATAGTAGTCGTAATAGCGTTAACTTCATCGTTATCATTAGATTTAATGGTTACTTTTTGTTTAGTAGCAAGAGCTTCAGCAAGACGTCTAAAAGTTTCAGTTTTACTATCTTTACGTCTTTCTAAAGCTCTAACTATTTGCTTCATTCCCATATTAACACCTCTTTGGGTAGCATGAGGTGCTACTTCTGGACTAACACCTTCTTCGATAAGTTGTTGAGTAATAGTTTCTATAATATTTTTAACTTCTGGACTATCACTACTTTTATTTAAAGCATCTTCAAACATATTAGGAGAAGTTCTAAAAAGAAGAAAAGTTTTACTACTTGCAATACCTACAGCTCTTTCATTAATACTTGGGTCAAAAGATTTAGCTAATTTAACAGCGTCATCTAAATCTTTATTAGTAATTTTATCTTCATCTTCAATAATTGCTTTAACAGCAATTTCGTTAGGATCAGTAGTTTGCTGATTAGTTTGAGTTTGAGAAACTCCACTTCGTGGAGTTTGTTCCCCCGTAGAGGAGTTATCAATATTAGATGGTTGATTATTACTAACTTCTGCAGCCACATTATTAATAACTTCTGCTTGTTCTTCAGTAACTTGTTTACCATTAACTACTACTTTTTTAGCATCTTCTTCTTTTTGTTTTCTATTTTGTTTTTCCTCTTCTATTGTAGCTCTTATCGAATTACTAAAATCTTCAGTATTAAAATATCCTATTTTAAGCATATCGAGAGATTCTTTTAATTTAGGAACTCTATTGCGAAGAATATCTTGCCATGCTTTATCTAAATCTTCTTGTTCTTTAATCCAATTTTCAACTCGAGTCGCAGCCTCTGACATTCTTTTCATAGTAAGATAATCAACTTGTTGGGCAATAAGGCCAACTCTATCATTATAATCTTTTTGAGATTTAGGTTGAATATTTTCTAAATCAGCTTTTTTATCTTGAAGTGCAACTTGTTTATCAATTAAATCTTTAACATTATTAGGAGCTTCAGGAATATTTTTATCAGATTCGTTAATAAGATTTTCAACATTGTTTAATATAGTTTGAATATCACCAGAAAGTCTTTCGGCTTGATAATTTTTTCCAATACTTTGATTAAATATATCAATTATAGATTGTTTATTAGATTCAGATAAAGGATTATTATCATTTAAAAATTTAAGAAGACTTCTTTTTCTATCATTATAAATTTTATTATATTGATTTTTAGCTTGTTCAGAAATATCTGGATTGTTGTTAACTTCTTCTTGAGCTTGATTAATTTCATTTAGTAATTTAGAAATATGTTTATCAATAGCTTGTCTTCTATATTTATCAATAGAAGATATATCTACATTACTTTTATTTATTTCATCTTGTATAGTATTAATTCTATCTCCAAAAGATTCAATTTCTAATTGTTCTCTTGTAAATTCTCTTGCAGCAATTTTAGCAGTATATTCACTTTCTATTTCGCTATTATATAGTACGTTATATAGATTTTCAGCATATATATCTCTAACTTTATCCATTTTAGCAAAAGCTTGATTAGTAAAATCTTCTTCAGATTTAGTAAGTTGAACTCCAGCTTCTCTAAAATATTCTTTAAATTCAGGACTTGTAACATATTCTTTTAATAAATCATAAGTGCCTGCTTCATAAGCGTTAATAGCTAAATTAGTAAAATAATCATCAATAACTTGTTGTTTTTTAATTTCAGCTTCTTCTGGAGTAAGTTTTCTATGAACATCAACTCCTTCATCTTGAAGTCTTTCTCCAGTAAGAGGATTTTCAACATAATCGTCTGGAGAAATATAATCGTTTAACATGGTAAGTTTATCAACAACATCTTTATTTAAAGCAGCACGGTCTTGAATTTCTTTATTCATTATTTTTTCTTCAGCAGTAAGAGTATTAAGAATATTAGCATCAGATTCTTTGCCTTTTAATTTTTTAGCTTTAATTTGTCGTTGAAGAGCAGAAAGTCCTTTACCAGCTCCTTGAAAAACCATACCCCCAACAGCGCCCCAAAATGCTTGTTCCCATATTTTATCATCGGTAATATAACTTTCAATTGTACGAGGAATATAATTAGGATCTAAATACATTTTAGCAACTTCTTTACCTTTTTCACTTTGAATACCTTGATATGCTTCTTCTAAACCTTCAGTAAGTTGTAAAGTATCAATAGTATTAAGAGGATGTTTAATAGCTTCTTTAAATTCATCTGTTCTATTTTTCCAAAAACTTGTTTTAGGAACAGTTGAGGTAGAAGTTTGTCCAGATACGTTTGTATCAGCTTTTTTACGAAGAGCTTCAATTGCTTGTTTATTAGAACGTCTAACTCTTGAAGTAGGTAATTTTTTACCAATTTTACCAAATAACTGGCCAACACCTCTAAATTCTACAATATCTTGACCAAGCATAGCATAATCGTTTACAAATGTTTTATCTGCAGATTCTCCAGCTATGTATCTTGCTATTTGATCAATAGTTTTACCATTTAGTTCAGGATTTCTTGCAAAGAAGTCTTTCCATTGTTGGTCATTATATCCTTCAAGTTCTTGTTTAGTAAGTTCATAACTTTCTGTCCAAACACCTCTTGCTTCCATATAATTTTCCATAGTACGAGAAAGAACAGCATTAGTAGTTAAATTATTAATATATTTAACAGAATTATAAAGACGAGCAACTGAAGGAGCTTTAATACCAACTCCTTTTATAGCTTTATGTGTAAGTTTAGCCAAACCTCGCGTAGAAGCATTATATGCTCTTCTTACTTTACGAATTTTTCCTAATGTACCAATAGCTTTAGTGATACCAAGAGTAGGTAACATCATAGATAAAGTACTAAAAGCACTTACTCCATTATTAGCCCACCAACCAAAATCTCCAAATGCAAAAGTAGCATTTGGATCCTTTTGATAAATCTCAAATTCATCTCTAATAGTATTTTGAATACCTTCGATATATTCACTTACTGGATTAGTATAATCGTTATCTTCTGTAAAAGCTTGTTTTACAGCATCTACTATATTACTAAGAGAAAGAAATGAACCAAGTACAGCTTCATTAGCAACACCTTGTATTATCATATTACCAAGTTGTTCAAATGCAGATTGATTTTCTGCACGTTGACGTCTTAAACTTTCTTCAGAATCAATATTATTAACAGTAATATCTTGTTCTTCAAACTTTTCAATTTCACGAGAACTATATTGAGAAGTATATCTAGTTTTATTAGCCATTCTATTAACGCCTTTAGCAAAATCATCACTCATTGTATTAGAAACAAGATAAGGGGACTCTTTAGCCCCCTTTTTAGTTTTAGGATTATATTTAGGATTTCTTGTTATTTCCCCATTATTTATAAAATCAATAACTTTACTCATATCTTATATGTTTAATTTACTTCCTAAATCTTTACTTAAAACACTATAATAACGTTCTAATAAATCAGGTCTTCCAATAGAATTTGTTATAGTTTTTGCAATTTCAAAAATACGCCCATTTAATCTTTCAACAGCATTTTCATTATATAGTTGTAGATTTCCTTGTGTGAAATTATTTTGAATATCTATATATTCATTCATTGCGTCATAAATATCTACAGCTGCTTTTCTATCAATATTAACTTCTATATTTCCATTTTTATAAGTAAATAAATTACCACCATTAGCTATTAATTGTTGAGCACCTAATGTAGGAGTATCACCACTTTCACTAAGATTAGCCGTCATTCCATAAGCGTCCATTTTAGCAACATGATCTGAAGCCTTAGTATATGGATTATTTTCAAATGCTTCTTGTGCTTCATCATTAACTAATCCGGGAATAAAATAAGTTTTTGGAATACCAGTTGGATTACCGTTACTATCTAATTTAGGATAAATTGTTATATTAGTACCACTACCAAAAAAAGGATTATGTGCAGAATTAAATACAGCTTTACCATTTCCAATAGCCGATATTATTTTATTACCTTCATCTTCTCTATTTTTAGTATTTGTAATTTCTTTAAAAGTACCATAACCATCATCGTCTTCTACAGTAAACATTTTAGTATTTCCAAATCCATGAGACATAATTTTTCTTCTTAGTTCTTCTTGGTCTATTTTAAGTCTAAGATTATACTCACTATTATCAATTTGATTAGTATTAAGTTGATGTAGAAGTAATTGTTGATAATTTGTTTCACCGGGGAGAGATTGATGGCCGATAGTAATTTCTTGATAATTATCTATTACAGTATTTAATTTTTCTTGTTGTTTAATAAAATCGTTAGAATAATTAAGAAATTTTTTATCAGCAGCTTTTCTATATACATTATATAAATATTTATGAGAATAATTACTTTCAAAATCGTAAATCTGACTTGTACTATTATATGGAGATGTTACATAGCTATTATCTTGTTGTGATTTAGGAATTATAGGATTATATTCAGAGTCTAATACTTGTACAGTAATATTATCTATATTTCCTTTAACAGCAGCATTAACAGTATTAGATAAAAGTAACATATTTTGATAATATTCTTTTGGCAATCTAATATAGTTAACACTTTTTCCATCAATTTCTTTTCTTCCTGTATTAAAACCTAAACCAAGAAAACCATTTTCATTATTAGAATTTAAAATTTGAATAGCTCGATTATATTCATCTATATTGTTAAAACTAACATCATAATATTGACCTTTATCTCCAAATTCAGCTTGAATATCTTTTAATAGCTTTTGATCATACGGATTATCTTTGTTAAAACTACCTCCATTTTTCATTCTACTAACATAATCTACTAAATATTTATCATCTTCTTTTAAATCTTTAGTTAGATTATCATAATTCATTGTAATTTCATCATATTTTCTAATAAGTTCGTTAGTTTTAACTTTAAAATCTCTAAGTTGTTGTTCTGTAGCACCATTCTTTTTAATAGTTAAATATGCTCTTGTTAAAGTATTTTTCCAACCATCTGTACTAGCATTAGTCATATCAACATTAACATCTCTACCAACTGCATTTTTAAATAGATTGTATAATTCATTCTGAATATTTTGTTTTTCACCCATTAATTCAGCAGTCATGTTATAATTAATAGTTATTGGTTTAGTATCACTTGTTCTATTTAATGATTTTATATACTCATCGTCAAGTTCAGCATTCTTTTTAGCGGTTTCTGCTGCTTGTTCAGCAGCTTTATAAGTTTTTAATCCGTTTCCATAAGTGGTTTTACGAGTAGTATTATAATATTCAGCAGCATATAAAGCAGGAGATATTCTTTTATTTAAATATTGTTGAGGAGAAAGAGTTATACCATTATCGTCAGTAACATCACTCACGATATTATATTTTCCTTTAGTAGCATTTATAGCTTTTTTATGTTTCCAAAGAGCAATATCGTAATCTTGTTGAAGACTTTCTTTAGCACCTGGAGTAGATTCAATAGCCGCTCTAATACCAGCTTCTATTTTACTTCTATCAAGTTTTTCAAAACTATGAGTAGTATCATCATAATATTCTCCATCAAATACTTCGTTTGGATTAGTAGTAGGATTACCGTTTTTATCAAGCCAACGAACTTGATTATAACTACCAGATTCTCTTGCAGCCCATTGTAAACCTTTAGAAATTAAAGAAGATAAATCTACAACAGCGCTTGGAGAAATATTAGGATTCCATTTTGTTCCACTAATTACTTTTCCAGTTTTTTCATCTACAATATCTTTATAATAATAAGGATTATTTTCTAAATAATATTCTTTATAATCTTCTGGAAGAGTCTTATCATTTATGATTTTATTTTTAAATTCTGTATAATCTTTTTGAGCTTGAAGTCTGCCAATCATTCCAGCGTCAGAAGCTAAATTACCAGCTTTAACTATTATATCATCTAATGCAGCAGCAGAATTTCCAAATATAGTATTATTATCTATAGTTTGTTGTATTTCAGATATTTTTTGCTGTCTCCATTCATTTTCAGCTTCATTAAGTTCAAGTTTAGCCATTTCAGCTTGAAGATTAGAAGCAGTTTTAATAGCTTCTTTATGTCCTTGCTCTAAAGTATTAAAAGTATTTCCTAAAGTATTTAAATCTACTGTTGGAACATATTCTGTATTAATATAATTAAAACCTTTCATATTAATTATGTTTTTAACTGTTTTTATTTCCGTATGCTCTCAACCATGATTCTATCATGTCATTTGTTATACCTCTTACACCAAGAGCTTTTAATATAATAGGATTAACATTTGGATTTGCAGCAGCAATAGCTCTAATATTATTTTCAGTAGCTAATCGTTTTTCAAGATTACCTATAGCATTTTGTACTCCAGCATTAATACTATTAATTAATCCTATAGTATTTTCAGATTGTTTTTCAATAATAGCATTTTCAAAAGCATTTTTCTTTTCTCTCCAAGCATTATAATTAGTAATATTTTGATTTGCAACAGCTTGTTGATTAAGTTTATCTCTATTAATCAATTCAGTTTCAATATTTTCTTTATTACCGTAAAGATTATTAAGCAATTTAATAGTATTTAATCTACTACGTTGTTTTCTACCTAATGCAACTCTTGAACTTGCAGTATTAGCATCAATTTGTCGTTCATACTCTTGTTGTTGATCTCTAATAGCATCAAGTTGAGGATTAATATTAATACTTGTTTTAAGTTTAGCAGGAATTAAATTAATAGGAGCTGTAGTATATTTCATTTTATCTAATGCTTTTCTATTAGCATTATATCCTATAATACTTCCAATAATATTTGAAGTAATACCAATACCATCACTAATTAAAGAATTATAAGTTCGTTTATTCATAATATCTTGTTTATTATCATGTTTACGCTTAGTATTTAAGTCAACACCTGTAGTAGGATTAAATCTACCATTAGTATCAAGAATGTCATATTTGATTCTCTCTACGGGGGATTGATAATTAACAACAACTGGTTGATTAATTCTATTAGCTAATTCATTTTCAAGACCTAAAGTATAAAATGTAGGATCAAGTGTAATAGGAATTTTAGTCTTTTTAGTACCACCTGTTCTGAACTCTATTCGTTTCCCCGTAGAGGGGATCATTCTTAAACTGGTTTTACCATTGCTTGTAATAGTATAAACTCCACCATTTTTAGCACGTTTACGAAGTTCAGGATATTTAGAATAAACTTTAGCTTTAATATCATCGCGTCCATGAAGTCCTGCAAGTCTTAATGCGTCAACAGCGTCAGCTTTAGTAGGAATCGGATAACTTCTATTTTTACCAGCAAAATCTTTTTTATCTACTTTAGGATAAGGTTTAGATTTAGAACCATAATCTTTAGAACGACTTAAACCACCCATACGTTTTTTATTTCTTTTTTCATAAAAATTATTAACTAAACTATCTCTATTAGCTAAACCAGTTTCTTTATATATTTTATTAATTTCTTCTCTAACTTCATCATCAGTACCTCTAAGAATAGCTTTTTGAAGAGGAATATATTTTTTATCTTTAGGATTAAAATATTCTCTTGCAGTTCTACCACTTCCTCTATTATAAATTAAATTAGTAAGTAAAGCTTCTTTAGTTTCAGTAACATCACCTTCATCATTATAATATTTACGAATAAAATCTATTCTTCGTTTAGCACTTTGATTGGCACTTTTAATTCTTTTAAATCTTAAATCTCTTTCATCTTCTTCAGTAATATATTCTCTTCCTTTAGAATCTTTTTTAATTTTATCACTAATATTACCTCCTGTATATCTATCTACTCCCATTCCAAAATTATCTTTATCAAGACCTTTACCTTTAGGAGCATACCATCTTCGAGTATCTTTATCAAAACCTATACTATCAGGATTTTCAGAATGATTAATTAATTTACCAATTTCAGTAGTATCATAATAAGGTGTATAATCTGGACTAATAATAGGATTTTCTAAAGTAGAAATATTATTTGCTAAACTTTGCATTTCTCTAATTTTTTCAAAACTATTTTTCTTAGTGCCATATCTACTTTTATTTTTTCTATTTCTATTATTCTTAGTACCATCATCATTAATATTATTAACATCTTTATATCTTTCCTGAGCATTAAATACTTTATTAGGATTATTTCCTTTTATAACTTTTTCAGCAGGAGATTCACCGTTAAGGAAAGGAACAGAACTAAATACTTTAACTTCAGTAGGAGATATGTGCATAACTTCGCCATCTTCAACTTCTAATCCAGTACGAGGATTTTTGCCAATATCAATGCCACCTTGTTCATGTTTTCTACCTTTCATATAGTAATAATTATTCTTATTAGGAATAGGTATAGCAACACCACCACGAACTATATTAGGTCTAAGTCTTTTATTATTCATAATCTGTTATATTGTATATTTTGACGTTATATAAAGCCTTATAACGTTATCTTATATTGAACTTGATTAATTATACAAGAAAGCATATTAAAATCAATGTAGAGCTAATAACAGCTATTATTTACGCTTTTTCTTGCCTTTGCAGCCTCCCAATTTCATTTGAGTGAGCCTATCGGAATATTGATTATTATTAGGAACTTGTTGATTAATATTTTGAGTAACAGGTTGAGTAACAGAATAGCTATTAGGGGTAAGAGAAGTTTTTTGTTCATAATTAAAACCATCAGCTTTTTTAACCATTTTTGGAGCACTTGGAGAATTAATTAAATTAGTTGCTACAGAACCAATACCAGAAGCAATTCCTCCAACAGTATCATTGAGATTATTACCACTAAACTGATTTGCGATAGTAGAACCGAAATTAGCTTTCTTTCTACCACCGCACGCATATTTCTTTTGATTATTAATTCTATCTGTATAATTAGTTTCTTTAATTTTCATTTTACCACCATTTTTTAAAATAACTTTCTTTTTATATTCGTCAACATAATCTTGATTAGCATAACTTTGAGTCATAGCTTGTGCAGCAGCTAAACTATCTTGTCTATATTGTTCTTCTTGTTGCATTTTAAACGCTTTTTCTTCTGCTTTTTTTCTTTTAGCAGCACCAATAGCAGAACCTATAATACCACCAACAGCTCCTATAATACTACCTAAAAATGCTTTATTACGTTTAACAACTTTATTTTTCATAATCGACTTATTTTATAATTAAGAGATTCAAAATCAATACGTCTATCTTGCATAAGAAATTCAAATTCAATAATAAAATAATTACCATAAAGTCTACTCATAACTGTAGCAGATTGATCATCTTCATTACCAATCATATTTCTAAGATAACTAAAATTCCAATTACCTAAATCCCAATAAGGTTTTTTATAATTACCAAATATATTTTTATGTTCATTAAGATCACCACTTTCGTTATCAACAGTAATATTTATATCATTAGTATTAACATTATCGTTATAAACTCTAAGCAATTGTCCAGCATAAGGAGTATCTAATTTCTTTACGGGGGAAGGAACATCACCATTTACAGATTCATCAATTTTATAAAGTTTATAAGTAATATATTCTAAAAATTTAATAATATCATATCCTTCATTAACAATAAAAGATAATTTACACATATTATTATACCCTTCATTAGCAGAAGCATATCCATAATTATTATTATAAGTGCAATAATTATTTATATTTTCAGTAAAATTATAAACAGCATCATAAATTGAATTATTACTTTTAAAACTATTAATAAAATAAACTTTATTTTTACTATTATAAGCATCTCTAAAATAATAACTATGTCTAGAAATAAAATTTTGAGTTTTATAATTATAACTAAGAACTAAATTACGTTTTTGAATAAAAATACTATTATCTTCATTTTTTCTAAAAATATTATAATCGAACTTAATAAGTAAACGATTATTTCTAATATCATGAGCAAATCTTACATTATTAGGTTTAGCTTTAACAAGCCATTCTGCGATATCATTACTAATAATAGCTAATTGATTATTATCAAATCTATAAATATTATTATCGTCATTATTATAAAATATATAACCAAATTGGTCAACAATAGCACTTCGTTTATCTTGAAGGCCTCCATAACCTAATTCAGAAGTAAATACTTCTTTATAAGCAACATCAAAAGCATCTGGTTGATGAAGTTGAATATTTTGGTCAATAGTTTTAAGTTCATTATTTAAATCAAACATAAAAAGACTATGTTCAGTATGAGCTAAAACTAAATTACCAATTCCAACTAAATTAATAATAATACCTTTATTTTCAGTAATATTTTTATATGCTTCTAAAGCAAATTTTCTCCAAGCATTTTCTCTTGATTCATCTTGAATAATATTACTTCTACGAATAGTTTTATTATAAATATCAATATATTTAATATCGTCTCTATAATTACTATAAGTTTTAGGATTAAATTGGTCAGAATTACCTTGTCTATTTTCAAATAAATCGATAGAATTAGCTGGTGTAACCATATAGCCCGTTCTATATTGAGTAGAATCTTTATCATTACCTAATTTAGTTACATAAGATTGAGGTTTAGGTTCATTTTTAAAACATTTACTTTCATGAAAAACTGTATCAATAACAGGCATTTGTAAATAACACATAAACGGCCTATCATTTTCATAAGTTTTATTATGTTCCGGAGAAACAGTAGTAGGATAATATTGATATTCGGCGTTTTGCATAGTTACAACACCATTTGTTTCATTAAATACTACTCCACTATCGGCATATATAATAGTACCACTATAACTATAAACACCGTTAAGACCTGTACTAATAATTCCAGTATTATTTTTGTTATAAAAAACATCAGTAAATTTAATAAGAGTTTTATTATTATTATTATATATGTTAGGATTATCTTTAACTAAAGAAACTCTATATAAATTAATATCATTATTTTTCTTTTCAGTAGCATTAACAAAAAGATCATATTTATTGTCAATAACTATACATGTACCTACACCAAGACGATTATCTTTTACAGAATTAGCAACAGCTAATTTATAATTAGGCATAGGATATAATTTTTCAAAATTATAATCTTGTAACTGAACTTTATTCATATCAGTAACAAATCCAAATGGAGCATTTCTTTGATAATAATTAATATTAGGAATATCATCATAATCAAAAACGTTTTTACCTTCAATTCTAAGAAAATCAAAATCTAATTCTAAAGTATCATCTATATCTAAACTATCACAATAAAAATTCATAGTATTAGAACTCATTGTATTTAATGAATCTTTTTTAACTACATTATCAGCACCATTATATATTCTTAAATTACCGTTTATAATTTCTAATTCGTTATAATTACCATTAATAGTTGTACTGGTATTTATTAATCCATCAATAATTATTCCAGAAATACTTCCTCCACCATTTTCAATTACACCATAAGCTAAATTTCCATCAGTTATTTTATTATTAACTATTTTAACGTTATATATAATGCCTGAATATAATTTTACAGTACTATGATTATTAATCCCTTTACTAATAGTAATGCTTATTAATTTATAATCAGTATAGTTAGTATCTTTTTTAGTAATAATAGTATCTGTATTTCTAAAATCGTTAATAGTAAGTAATCCTGTATATTTATTTCTTTTCTCAAATTTTTCATAAGAAATAAAATAACCTATATAACCATTAGGTATAATAATATTATTAAAATAAGGACAATAAATTCTATGACTATTAACATCTATATTATTAAACGGAACTTTAAATAAACTGTCTCCATTACTATTTATATAATTATCAAAACCATATTCGTTAGTATTTATATAATTATTAAAAGTAAATATTTTATAAAATTCATAGTTTAAATTTTGATTTAGAAAATGTTTTACAGAATCAATTAATTTATTTTTAATATAATCATAATCTTCTGTTCTAATTTCATCTTGTATTTCTCTATTTAATTCTTTAGTAATAAAATTATAATCAGCATAATATCTAATCATATGATCAGCAGGATTTTTATAATCATTTATAATATAACCTGAAGTTAACAGTGTTTTAATTATAATATCATTTATTTTAGCAGTTTTATCAACACTACAATATATATAATCTAATCTATCTTGTTCAAATTCAATTTGAGGAACTGGAATAATAAATACTACTCCATCTACTTTATTTCCTCCTTGATTAACGTGTTGAGGAAAAGTATTATCTATTTTATAACCATTAGTAAAATTACCATATTTATCTACAAAATGAATAAAGAAATTATATACTTCTCCGGGAATTAATGTAGTAGCAAGTTTTCTATTAATAAAATCTTTATCTGTTTTAATATAAGGAAAGCCTAATTGTAAAGCAATTTTCATATTATTAATTACTTTAATATTAGACATATTATCATTAATAACTATTTTATATATTCCGCTTCTACTATAATCAGTACCTTTATAATTAATATTAATTATAGCAAAATACCCGTTTATTCTATTTGTATCTATTACATTATCTTCATTAGTTGTAGTTATATATAAATCAGAAGCTTTAATGCTAACGATATTTATTTTATTATTTTCACTATCAAGAAAATCAACTAAATCTGTATCATCGCAAGAAAAATATTCACTAAAAGGAATTTTTATAATACCATTAATATAGTATATAGATTCATCAAATTGATAAGGATTAGGATTTTCTTTATAAACAGTAACATCTCTACGAATATTACTATTTTCATTATAATTAGTATTAATTACACTTGTGTATAAACCAACAGTAATATTTTTTACAGAATTAATAATTTCTTCTTCATTAATTTTATTTTCATTATATCCAGCAATATATAATCTATTTTTATAATTAATAATATTTTTAACATTAAAATAATTATAATAAGTACTAATTAATTCTTGACTACCATATTCTTCACAATCCTTTAAATTAAGAGTATAATAATTAATAGTATATTTAACAATATTAATATCAAATGTTTTATAAGATTTAATATAACTTTTACTTGCACAAATAATTCCTATTTGAAATATATTATAATTAATATCTAAATCTTTAATACCAATTTTAAAAGTTTCATTACATACATCTGTTGTATCACTAATATAATCAGAAAAACCAACTCCATATCCGTCCCACGGTTGTCTGCCAATAAGTAAACTTGTTAATTGATCTATTTCGATTGTTTCATTTGCTTTTTTTGGAAAGGCATCTCTATTAAAAATATATCTAACTATATTATTTCTATTTATAGTATCTATATAAATAGGATAACCAATAGGATACCATTGAGTATAATCTGTTTTATTTATTTTATAACGAATAAAAAGATAATACCAACCTTTATAAGCATTACCTTTAACATATTCAACATTACTTATATTAGGAAGTTTAACTTCAGGAATAATACTTAATTTACTTTCGACTTGTTTTAAATCCCCATTATCTTCAGCACCAGCTTTATCTGGACTACCTAAATTAATAGTTCTTAAAGGAACTAATTCGTTATTATCACAATCATATTCACTAAAAGCTATAATTAACTCATTTTCTACGTTATAAGTAAAAGTGCCAGTAAATTTACCACCATGATAAGATAATCCACTATACGCTAAATAAATATTTTCATCTTTATTAATAGTCTTTTCATTATATATAAATATATCTAATTTATTAATATTAGTTTCAACTTTATTATAATCTTGAACAAATAAAACTATACCAGTATTAATAGGAATAACACCTCTAATAAGAAAATTATTATTATAAATTTTATATATAACAGTTTGTATTAAAGCATTTGTTATTATAGAATTTTCATTAGTAATACAACTTTCATCATGACTAATCTTAATATTACGAGCATCAACTAAAGAAAGATTATCACAATCTTTAGGGTGTTTATTAAGATTAAGTTTAGGAACTATATTCATAATAACTTCTATATTGATTATAAAATATTATATATTTTGATAGCTATTTTTAGCTCTATATTTAATCTTGATTTAATCTAATATAATTAATCACTTACTAACATAAAATTCAATATAAAGCTAATTTTAGCTATTCTCGTTTATTTATTATCCTTTTGGATTAAAAGTGAAATTAAAGAACGCATTGCGCCATTGTTTGTGAGCACTATCAATATCTTGTCCACGATTAATAACAGAACGTTTAGCTTCTTCTTTAAGTTGTAACCATATATAATAAGGATTAGTACCATATTGAGAAGCACCAAGATTAAATACAGGGTGCTTATACCCACGACATAACATTTTATACATGCAATAAAAACCAATAGTTTCTACAAGAATTGCATTATCTGGAATAACAGGAAATTCACAACCGTAAACTTTACTACGTTCAGTTTTGATAGTATCATATTCAATAGTAATACAATCAGTATCAAAATCGAGTTCAATTTTATTACTATCTATTATAACAAAATTATGAGTACGATTAGTTGTTTTACCAACATAATTATACTCATTCACTCTATATCTACCAGGCCATTCTTTATCATTAAGAGTTTCAGCAAGAAGATAATCTGGAACTTTTGACGGATTATCATTATGATAAACATCTGTTGTATTTACTGCGTTAGAACTGCTCGTTTCACTCGCAGGTTCCCCCGTAGAGGGGCAACCATTACAACCTCGTTCACTATTAGCTTCTTTTACTTCACAACCTTTACTATCATAAACTTTAATATTAGTATTAGCTATTGGACAAGCACTAATTGCTATTCTCTCCTTTACGGGGAGTTGAACTTTAGCTCTTTCAGTATTTAATATATTAAGTTGTCCCATAACTTCTAAAGTCCAAACTCCAACTCTTGGAATCCAATCACTATTATCGGGATTAAAATCATTATCTATCTTAGCAATAATTCTTTCTATATTAGTTGTATCTTGTTTAATCATATCTCATAAAGTTTAAACATTTCTCTGGATACTTGTATAACAATATATTAAGTTTATATCGTATATCTAATTGTAAATTATAAATATCTTCAATAGTATTACAAACACTATCCGCTATTTGTTTATAACTCATACCTCTATACTTATTAGCAAGATATTCAGTATGTTCATATTGAAGAAATTTATCTTTAATCATTTTAGAATCTTTAAAACGAATAAGATATTCACCTTCTTTATTTTTAAAAACTCTATAATCTACACCATCATAAGGAATATTTCTAAACTTATACCAAGCTGCTTCATTTTCATCATAAAGTTTAATACCTTGAGCAAGTAATTCTTTTTTACGAGCAGCAGTAGCAGAATAATCAAGAACAGTTACAGTAGTACGATGTCTATTACTAAATTTCTTATATTTAATATAATAAGTGCCAATGCCATAACCAAACTTATAACCTTTACCTTCAAGAATACATTTATGAACTTTAGCATAATACGCATTAATAATAGCTCTATATTTACTTGAAAGAATAGTACTACGTTTATTAGCAAGTTCTATAAATTTATTATATTTATATTCTTGTCTTAAAGTATTACAATATTTAATAAGTTGAACAATAATAAATTTATTATCATCTTCATTAGCAACAGAAAATAATTTAATAATTTTATTATAAAGTAATTCAGAAGTATTATATTCTTTATTTATCCATTCAGTTTTATAATCATCTAAATTAATATTATATACTTCAATAAGTAATTGTTTATTATTATTAAGATAATTATAAAGTTCTTCTTTATTAATTACAATTTCTTCTAATTCATTTTTATACTTAACAATATCTGTTTTAGCACTATAAATAAATTGAAGATAATAATTTTTAAATTTTACATCAGGTATCATAATATCTTTATCATTATGCTAAATTAACAGAAGAAATTTCAGCAGTATCACGTATAACATTAGTATTCCATGTTTCAAGTATAAGTTTCTTAATAGAACTAATCATATCTTCTGGTAGAAGAAATTCATCGTCATCACTTATAGAATCAATATTAAAAGATTTATCATTAGTTTCTACTTCAATAATATGAGGATATTCAAATACAGATTCTATAACGATAGCTCCTAAGTTATTAAATTCAGAATCATTAATACAATTTATATAAATATATTCGTTTATATAATCGTATGTAACACCTGGGCATAAACCAGGAAGACTACCATAATATTTAGAAACAGATTCTTTAACAAAAGGAATAACGATAGAATTTTTAACTCCAGCAGTATAAACAGAATGGAAAGGAAGATTATTAGTTAATCTAACAGGACGAGGAACTTTAACTTTTGTTCTCTTAATTTTAGGAATAGGAAGATCTCCACTTTGATAAATATCTCCATCAGGAACATCAACAAGACTAATTTTAAATCTTTGTTGTAGAACTTTATCTGTATAATTATGATTAGCATAACTATGACGTATAAGTTCATTACGAGCATGAATAATACCAAGTTTAATAGCACGTCTTACAGGAATACTATCTGCTTGTTTTACAGAATGAGCAATTTCAGAAATAAGTTGATTAATACTTGCCATACATTCACTATTTATATGATTATACATTTCAATATTATAACTGCGAGCAAATATAATATTAGTTGAAAAAGAACAAAGAAAAGTAATAAATTTTTTACATTAGGTATATAAACAACAAAAGCGGCAACATGTTTAGAAATACATATTGCCGCAACAACAAATCTAATATAAACTCAATTAGCTGTTTTAAAGTAATTCCAAGTTTTAGTACTACCAGAATCTTCATCTTTAAAATAAAAAGTAATAGCAGATTCAATAATTTTATTATCTAACTCATTCTTATTAATATTACGGAACCATTCAGAATATAATCTAATATAATCATGATATTGAGCATTAATAGCAACATAAACGTCCCATACAGTAATACTACTATTTATATTACGAACATATTTATCAAATACATTTTTAGCACAATCATAATTATATATTTCTCCTTTACAAATTTTGCCATTATCGGCAGTATGATACATAGTACTTACTTGCCATTTTGCATATTCTTCATCAAAATGAGCACCTTTAATAGATTCATGAAGTTTTCTCATAGATTTCCAAAATATTTTGTTATCCTGTTTTTCAACATAATCAAAAATATTATGTAAACTCATAACTCCATTATATAATTCTGTAGAAGAAACATTTGTTTCTTTATAACTATTTATAATATCTTTATATTTAGACATAAAATATTAATTTAATAAGTTTTGTTTAAATGATTCAATATCGTTATAATCAAACACAAGTTGTTTATCAAAAGAAGGAATATTAATTTTAATAGTACCATTTCCAATTTCTATACCACTAAATACATTAGGATATTTTTTAACTTGAGCAACAACTAAATTATCAATACTTTCGCTTAAAATTTCTTCAATATCGACTTTACCGTCTTTATCTTCTATAGCTTTTAATAATCCATCTAATTTTCCTATATAATTGTTAGCCACACGTGATACATAAGGTTTTATAATAAAAGAAAAAGGATTATTATCTAATATTTCATTAAGTTTTCCACTTACAAAAGTAGATATTTTATCTACAATAACTTTTCTTTCTACCATAATATATTAATTTAAAGTTTTAATAAATTCTGCATAAGTAAGGTTTGGATTTAATCGAGCAGCTTCTTGAAATCTTTTAAAAATTTCAATATTTTTATTAGCTTCTTTAATAATTTCTTCTTTCTTTACTTTTATATTATTTAATTGTTTTTCTAATAATTCTTTTCCTTGTGGAGAAGCAGCAACTTTATCTTTAACAGAATTAATTAATTCTTCTTGAATCATAAGTTGAAGTTCTCTTTCAATAGAAATATAAATTTCATCTTTAGCTAAAAGTTCTTTTTGATCATTTGTCATAGAAGCAATTTCATTATTAATAGAATCCCAAATATTTACCGCATTATTAATATTTTGTTGAGCAGGCTGTTTAGCTTGTATAAGTTGTTGTTTTATATTATTAAGTTTTTGAAGCTCCTGTTCAATAACAGAAATATATCCTTCAGGATTATTTTGAGCTATACTTAATAAAGGATCTGTTTGACCAAGATTAAATTGATATTGAGGTGTCATATTAATTTGTTGTTTATTTTGTTATATAAAATAAGAAGTAGGAGAATAGTCTCCTACTTCAATTAGAGTATTAAATTATGCGGCTGGAGTAGGAGTTGTGGATTGTATATGACAAGGATTATAACTTGCATAACCTTCAACAACAGGAGTATTAGGAAGAACTACTTCACCACTTATCATACGACAAGTTCTACGCCACAAATTGAAATCAGCATGTTCAGCAACACGACGAATATCGCACTGAATCAAAGCATCTTGATAAGGGCGAGTAGCTTTTAAAACAGCAAGTTCTGTACGAAGTTCTCCAATTTCAGAAGACAATTCATCTTTGCTATCACGAGAATACTTATACAAATTAAATGCGTCTTCGTTATGTTTAGCATTAATAGCGTCAAAACCATTACGCATAGCAGAATAAATACTAAATAATTCAGCATTAAGAACATTTCTATCGTCTTGACGAGCTTTTTGAGCATCATATGCTTTCTGCCACATACCATTAACAAGTTCTACAAAATCAGCACATTGTTTACGTTCAATATATTGCTCATTAGCGCCTATAGCAACTTCTCCAACATTAGTACCACAATTTCTGCCAAATATTCCAAGAGGATTACAACCGTTGTTAAGCAAGGAAACAGCAAGACCACCAATACCAAGTCCGAGAGCAGTTCCAGCCAATCCTTTAGAAGCATATTCCTTCTTTGTATGTTCTTTTTCGTCCATTTGAACATAACCTTTTACATTTTCTTTATCTACAAGAACCATAAGATTAATAATTAAATTAGTTAATAAATAAGTTTGTAATCGATTACATTTACAAATAACAAAATTCATTTACAAAAAAACGCATAATTACAATGCTATTTGTAACTATGCGTTTTTCAATTAATTAAGGTATAACTATATTCGTAATATATTATAACCCTTGTTTATCTTTATACTTTTTAATACGAGCTAAAGTAGCTTTATCAAAATCTTTCTCACTCCAATTAAGTTCTTTAAAACCGTATTCTTTATGACCACGAGGAATTAATCCTAATTTAATATAATTATCAAAAGTACTTGGACTACAATGTAAAATACGTTCACATGCTTCACGTTTACTTATACGTTTAATACCTCTGTTTAACTTTGTTAGACTTGATATAATATCATCTAATTCATCATCACTATGATTACTATTACCAGCGTCGATATTATTTATTGCCTCTTCAAGTACTTTTCTTAATATCTTTAATTTTACGTTCATTGCGATTATTTTTAATATGAATATATGTAGATATACAAATAAATATCGCAGCAATAAAATGATAAACAATAAGTAATTGAATATCAGAAATAGGTATTCGATAATAAGCATCTAAATTAGCTATTAAAAGATTAATAATATTAGCAGTAATTATAAAACGATGCCATTTACAAAAACCAAAAACATAACTACAAACATATAAAAGAAAAGTAGTAGTTATAGAATTACCTATTATAAAATCTAATATATAACTAATAATATAAATATCGCTAAAACAATATAATATATTATTAAACAACATACCTACCATTTGTATGATAGGTATGTACTTTATTAAAACTATAAATAGTTTTTTTCATTAACAATTATTTCTTTTTACCTCCATTACCATATTGAGGTCTATTAATAGGAGGATTTGGTTTCTTAGGCCCAGCACTACCTGTACCTCTATTAGGTCTACCCATAATAATATTAGATTAAGATAAAATACCAGCAGTTTTAAGATTAGCAATTAAAGAATTAACTGCTGTTTTAACGTCTTCAATTGTATCTCCTGAAATTTCAGTAACAGTAGCTGCTTGTTTAACAAGACCGAGTTTTTCTTCTGTAGCAGCTTCATAAGTAGGGATTTCTTGAGAAGATTGTTCAGCTAATTGAAGAATAATATTAACTAATACATCTTTTTGTTCTTTTTCAAGAGGAACAGCTTGCATAGCCCAATTAAGTTTTGCAGCAATTTCTTTTGTATTCATAATTATATATTTAATTTAAAGTTTATCAATATGTTTATAACCGACTCCAAGTTTATCAAGTATAGGTTTAAGTAACCAACTATAAAAAACAGGAGAAAAAATAGCAGAATTAAGCAAAGTTATATAATCTTTATAACCAGAAAATATATAAGCAGCAGTGATAAATATAATAGATATTGTAAGAACAATACGTTTACTCCAAGTAGAAACTTTTTTATCTTTATTAATATAATCAATAAATTTAATTATAATATAAGTTAGTATAACAATAGAAAAAATATAAGAGAAATTAAAATGATTAAGTATATCGCTAAAAACTATATTTGTAATATCCATAATATTATTTTAATTAATATATTGTTTATTATTGCTATCAACAATATTTATATCAATATAATTTTAAATATAATATCTTTATATTAAATAACAAAATTATAATTGTTTATTTTAATAGTTTCCTAAAAAGAAAAAATCTGACATAGCATTAATTAAACTTGTATCAAAAATACTTCCATTTTTGATTATATTAATATAATCTTTATTATCATTTTTTATTTCAAGATTAGCAAATGTAGAAAAAGATTGTCCAGACGATATAACGTCTATAGCAGAAGAATCAAGATTATTAATAGATTCAACAAATTTTAAATTACTAACCATTTTTATATATTCAAAAACAGTAGGAATATACATTTTACATAATGATTGGTTATATCCATTATATATTGAAGGAAATGTTGCTCTAAAACGTGAAACGGGCATAATTCTATCAATATTCATATATCTTGAAATGGACATAACTATATTACTACCGTTATGTTCATTTATAGAACTTCTTGCTAAATCATTAATAATAGTTTGGTCAAAACTTTCAAGTTGTATATATATTCCATTATAACCAATAATAGGAAAAGGTAAAAAACTTCTATATTCAGTATTAACAACTATACCTAATATCATAGAATTAAAATTATTATTGTAATATTCTAAAGGAAGAATTGTACCATCTTTTAGTAAATAATCTCCTGTTTTAAGATTATAATCCGTATGTAATTTACAAAAATGATTATCTGGATTACCAACAATTCTATAAGTTAACCCTGGTCTATTATAAATATAATATTCAAAATCTTCATTAGGAATTAATTTATATTGATTACTTTCAGTATCTTGAACATATTTTAAACCATAAGTTGTAGCATTAGTAACTTGATTTCTATTAAATAAATATTGACCATGAAATTTAAATCCTAATTTATCGGTATTAATTGTAGCATAAGTAGTATCTCCAATACCAAAACAATTTTTATCTTGTAAAAAATATAAATTAGTATTAGTTATAGTAGTATTTTGTACAACTACTTCTTGAAGAATATTTTCTATAACCCCAGCAAATGGTATTTGAGGCTTACTTATAAGACGCCCTTTACAAAATAATGCTCCTTTAGGGAAATCATTAGCTGCAGTATTAACTACAGCTAATTCATCAGCCACAAGATTTCTCTCGCTTAAAAAATTAGAAAAAGTTCTATAAACATTAAATCTTTTAGCCATATTACTATATTAATTAGAAAAAGCATTATAATACTTTTTATGATTTGTATTATAATACTTTTTATGATTTGTATGTATATTATACTTTATACTTCATGCCAAGCAAATGCTTCAATTATAGCTTGTTCAACAACTTCACTTATTTTAGCGTTAATACCTTCAATTTTAATACCATTATCACTTAAAGAAAGATAAGGTTCAGATGTTGGATCTATAATTAAATGAATATCTTTTCCTGTTACTTTAACACCATTAGTTCCTTGATAAACATCTATAAGACCGGTTACATCAAGATAAATAGCATCCTTACCAGCATCAGTATTAAAAGTAATAACAAGATAAGTACCCGGGTCATGAGATTCTGGATCTGTTACAAGCTCAACAGTATTAATCATACCGTCTTTAATAAATGCAGTAGCGTCAATACTTGCTATAATAGAAGAATCAAAACCTTCAAGATTAATCTTCTTAGTTTCAGTATTATAAGTAAGATTAAGATGACCTTCTACATTAGTACCGTTTTTCTTGATAAAGTTTTGACCTGTAACATCTCTTAGAGCAGTTGTATCTTCAGCTTTAAGACCATTAGCTCCTAAACTAAGAGTAACATTTCCTTGAGTAGGATCAAGTTTAATACCAACAGTAGGTGTTTGTTCAGAACCACCTATTTCAATACCTTTATTAGCAGCAGCTACAACTCTTGTAACTTTACGTGCTAAATCATCACTTGTTGCTATAGAGTATTTAGTAAGATTAGAAATACTATCCCAATTATTTCCAGAATGAATAGCTCTAAATTTTAAAATATGAGTATTATTATCGTTACCACTTACAATAGCGTTAATTAAATAAACAGTTGTATTAATCGCAGATACTCTTACATAATATTGTCCATATTGAGTTTTAGCAATAAATATTTTTTTACTATCAACAGCTTCCTTAAAATTAGCATAAGGTGTGAGAATAGTGGCAATAGTAGATACAGATTCGTTTGTAAGAGTTAAAATATCTCCAAGAAAATATATATTATCTAATCTTTCTAAATCTTCAGCAACAGCTAATTTTTGTGGAGTAATAGATTCAACACCTAAAGATTCAAGCCAATCATTATTATCATGTTTAATAACATATTTTGTAATTATAGGATTACCGCTGGAATTACTATTAATAGTTATAATAAATTTACCTTCTTCAACTATAGATCCTTCATGATTTATAGATCCAACAGTATAATAATTATCAACAATACATAATAGTAATTTATTGTTATTATAAGCATCTAAAAAATCATTATATTCTCCTAAAATATCTACAATTTCACTTTTAGCAGAATTTTCAGATAAAGTACCTAAATCAGAAATTATATAGATAGGAGATTCTCCAGCATTACCATCAACGCGAATCCAAGAAGAAATAGAAGTATAAGCGTCGGGATTAATAAGCATGAACAAAGCATTTTGTCCATTATAGTTAACAGGAACAACAAGACCTTTAAACAGCCAAACTTTACCATCACTATCAACCCATGTAGATTGTTGAGTTAATTCTTCATAAGTAATATACGTTTGTCTTGCGTCAAGTGGTGCTTGTTTTTTTACTTCAAGACTCGCACTAAAATTAAATGTGCCTCTTTCTCTTGCCATATTATTAACTCCTTTCTATTATTTACTAAATGTAATATTAAATGTACTTTCTCCATTAAATCCAGCATCATTACGAGTATAAACTGCATACTCAACTTGTTTACCTTGAACTTCAATATTTTCAGTTGTTTTAGTAAATTTATCTATACCATAATTTTCGTATTTGCCAGACAAAGTATTAAGAAGTTCAACTTTAGTTAAAGTATATTTTACAGGAAGTTTAAAAGCATGTTTGTTAGGACCTTCAGGTTTAAATTTAACAACACTAAGAGTATTAAAAATAGTAAGTGTTAATTTAGCAAAAGCTTTATTATTATCTTTATTAGTAAAATAAGGATATACGCCACTAATAATTATAGCAGCACTATCAACTGTTCCAGCAGGAAGAGGAGTTTGATAGTTATTACCTTTACTATCTAAAGGTTGAGGACCCTGTCGATAAGCAGCTCTATATTTATACGTTATAGTTCCTTCAGGAATTTCTGTTGGAAATGCTTTATTAGTAGGTGTATTATTAATATAAATAAACGAACTACTAGAATCTAAAGCACCACCTCTATTTTGTTTTTTAACACCAGCTATTTTAATAGCTCCAGCGTTATATCCTGTATTAAAACTTGCTGCAACAGGAACTGAAGCTCCAGTTGTACCAACTTCTTGAATAATAAGTGTACTTGAAGTACTTTTTAAACTCAAAGAAGCAGTAGGATCTTCAAACGTAGGATTAACAGTAGGGAATATAAGTTCATCAAAAAGTTGAGAAAAAGTTTTATTTTTAAGTTGAGCTACAGTAGTTCCAGCGGGTATACCACCAAGAGCATTAACAGTAGCTATATCATCAGATAAAGCGGATTTATATTTAAGTATTTCAGCTAAGTTGACAGTTTTACTTGAACCATCAATCATAGTAATTTTAAGAGTAGTTCCTTCAATACTAACAGCCTTTATACCACCAGAATAAGAAGTACCATTAACTAAAAGTTCATGAGTATCAGTAGCAAAATAAAGTTTATCTAAATGATCAACAGCAGGTTTATAACTTGCTTTAAGACCACTAAACAATATACCTGTAAATTCGGTAAGAATTTTAGTTTGCAAATCGTTATATTTCATTACTTTTATATTTTAAATGATAATTAATAATTTAATGCCAATTAATAATCTTTTCAATTATTGAAGTAACTGCTTTATTGGCGACAGCATTGTTAGAAGTATCATCAAGAACAACATCTACTTTTAAAAATATCTGTTCTTGTATAGAAGAAACTTGTTTCCATTTATAATATTCGTCAACTCGTAAAAAATATTGATATTTAGAAATTTTATCTTCTCCAAAATACATATACTCGATAACAACACTTAATCCATCAATACCAGCAATAACAACATTAAGAATCGAAGTTCCTGTAACAATAATATTTTTACTTAAAACAGCATTTTTTAAATTTAAATAATCTCCTAAAACTATTTCAAGACCTTCAGGATTAGTATTAATATTTATATCTTCAATATTACCCGGAATACGATAAAAACCATTAGTAGAAATAACGCTATACAATTTTTGCCAATATTTTTCATTAGTAATATCAGTACCATTTGGAACTTGTTTACGAGATATATAATTATAAGAACCATCAGTAACTAAACAAAGTTTATCATAATCCTTTCTAATATCCCATACACCATCACAACTAATACTTACTTTTCCTATATTCTTCTCATTAGTAATCATATCATTTATCTTTAATAATTAAATCTTCATCTTTTAGTACAAATTCTTTAGTATTAGAATCTTCAATAACTTGTAAATATCCGCTATCAACATTAACATCTACTTTAGGAATATTATTTTCACAACTTACTCTTGCTTTAAGATAATTATTATCCAAATAAACAAAAACATCTTGTTGAACATAATCATCTCCAGTATAGAGTTTGTCAATTTGAGAAGTAATATATTTTATTAGTAAACCAGCTTCTTTATCTTTTTTTAATGCCTTACAAGCTATTGCAGATTGAAAAGTATTCCAACAATCAATTATAATTTTATTATTACCTTTACAAGTAGCAGAACAATCATTAATTATTTCTCTACCTATATTAGACATTAAAATAAGTAATTTATGATATATGCAAATATAATCTTGTGGAATAGTCAAATAAACATAATTAACTTCACTCATACACAACTTATATTTAAACTATTAATAATATTAGCAAGATTATTTAATTGTTCTTCGGTAAATAATTGACTATTTTCTATACAATGTATTAAAACAGGAATAATCATATTCTTTGTTTCACAACATTGATTTTGAACAAAACCAATATTCATCAAAGCAATACGATTAACTCTATTATTAATATCTCTTATAATTAAATAATTATCTGACATAAGTATGACACTGTTTCATAACAATAGAAATATATCCGTCAATTTTTATATTAATTTTATTATTTATGTTATATAATTTTTCTTCTTTAGAAAATTTATCATTATATATAATTTCAATAACATCTTCAGTTAGTTCTGTTTTCCATTCAGGTTTTATATAACCACATAACTTATATAAAAACATTAAATTATATAGTCTATAATAATTAGATTCAACGATATAATGAATATTTTCAATAATATTTTCTTTATTATCATCTATATTATTAACTACAACAACAGAAGTTGCATGACGAATAATAGAATTAGCGAATGTTTTAAAAGAATTTTTAATAGCATAATCTCGTTTTTCTTCAGCATCGTTAAAAATATCTTTAGTGATATAATCTAAAAACGAATTTAATTTACGAAAACATTCAGTAACTTCTTTATTAATTTTAACGGCATTAGATTCCTTTTTAGTATCAATTACCTTAATTATAATAAGATAAATAAGAACAATAACACCGGGAGTTATTCCTAAACGTAAACTTTCTAACAATTCTCCCATACTTTATAAGAAAACTATCGTTAAGCTATTTAATAGCAATAACGATAGTTTTTATTTTAAAAGTTTAACCTGCAAGTGCTTTACAAACAGTTTCAAAAGCAGTAATTTGTGTAGCACCAGTTGGAAATACAACTTGTACAATTTGATTAACAACTTCATCTCTTGTCTTAACATCTCGAGGTTCAGCAAAAGACAGAGTAAAAATAGTAAATCCTTTATCAGCAGCTTCTGAAACTTCAAGAGGATTAAGAGGATAATGAGGTCTCATTAATTCTCCAGCTTCTTGATATGTATATTCAAATCCAGCATCAGCGGCAGCTTTATTTGCTAAATCAATAACATATTGAGCATCTCCGTAAGCAGCTTTTCCTTTCTGAGTAGAAGTAGCAACAAGACCAGTGAGTAAATCAGCAGGAATTACTTCATAATCCATGCCTACAACTTGCCCATCAATAGTCAATGTTGCGTCAGAAACAGTAGCTACAACTTTAGATCCAACAGTATTATTATTAATAGCTTTAGCCAAAGCCTCTGCAAGCTCATTAGCGGTCTTATTTACATTTTTAATATAAACAGAAGCAGTCCATTTATTACGTTGATTAAATCCGACACCCTTTAGAGCAACAATAATTGAATATTCACCAATCATAGTAGGAGCAGGAATAGTAAATACTTGTTTAAATACTTTACCTGCTTGATAAACTCCTTTTACATAAGAAAATTTATTTTTATGAATAGGAATTACAACATGACCTCCTTTATTAACAGGACGATTAACAATCAGCATGCAATCTTTAGTAATCTCTGTACCAGTAGCAGTAGGAGAAATAGTCTTATCAGATTTTCTAAAATAAAAACCAATTGCACCATCAACTACATCACTATTGCTCAAAGCAGTAGTAGGATAAGCAACGTTTTTACCTAAAAGAAATTGTCGCATAACTCTATAACTATTTTAATAAATTAAGAAAATCATTTAATTTTTTTGTTGAGGCATCGTTGGACTAATAGAAGCAATATACTTTTTAACAGCTAACTGAATTATTTCCTCATGAAGATATTCTGGTAAATCACAATCAACACCTTCATTTTTACCTTCAACATTATATTTAACAATCTTAGGATTGTCAATATAGCAAATCTTTATTCCATCAATAACCTTTTTGTCATCACTCTCAGTCTGACCTGTCATAACTTTGATTACAGTAAGATAATTTTCAGCTACTTCTGTAAACATTGTTACAATAGGTTCATTAATTGTAGGTCGAGTACAATAATCAGTTAAGGCATCAGAAAGTCTATCAGGTTCTATTAGTCTACAATGTACATCTTTTTTGCCATCTTTGTAATCAATATAAAAATCAGTATATAATAAAACATTATGGAAATCAACAATAAGTTCAAAAGGATTATTATTAAAATAATCACTTTTTGTAATATTAGTATGATCAACTCTATAAAGAGTTCTCAAAGCATTAATTGGAGTAATAGAAGCAGCTTGTGGTAATATTCCAACTTGAAGTGAATTAGCAACATTTTTACTAATTATATTTCTAACAGTTTCATTAATTGCTGCATTCAGATATACGTCTATAGACTCTGGAAGAATACCTCTAACAAGTTGTAAACCCATTACTTGTCCAAACGTTCTAAACTTATTGTGCATTTCCTGTATAGTCATATCAAATAAGATTTAATTTATGATTATAAGCAGCTACCATAGAAGCATTTTTTGGATCTTTAAACCAAGCAATAGCTTCTCCAGTATTAGCACCTATTAATTCTCCATCAGTAGTAGTAATATTTTGACTATATTGAGAACGAACTAACTCTCCACGGGCAATAAGTTTTTCAATAACAGCCATAAGTTTAATATCCTTATTATATACTATTTTGTTGAATTTAACAGGTTCATTAGAACTAAATTTATCCAAATCAATTTCTTTATCAAGTTGCGGTCTATTCAAATAAGTAAGAACAGGTAAAGAATTAAGAACACAATATTGAATATAAACAGCTTCAAATAAAACACTATCGGCTATACAAGCAACATAATTAGATTTTGCTTTGTTAACTTCAAGTCTATATTTGCGAAGTTTATCAGCTTCTTTCTTATCATCTTTAAAATAAAAACGTATAGAAGTATCAGAATTAATAATAGACATATCTTTTGCTACACTATGATACAACAAACAGTGTCTATACATAAGATAATCTTCTACATTAATAGGATAACCAACTTTATGTTTTTGAGATTCAAGAATATTAAGAGCATTAACTTTAGCTTTAATAGCTGCTTTAATTTCAACATCTCCTCTACGTGGAGCTTTTTGATAAGTCTCTTCAATAGCCTCTTCTTTAGCTTTAAATTTATAATAATCTTTTTTATGATAATAATAAAAACTAATATCAAACGTTTTTCCTAATTCATCAACAGGAATACGAATATTATTAAGATATTGTTTTACTCTTAACATAAAAGAAGGATCATTAGGAGAAAGACCAACAAGATTTGGAAAATATGCGTTGACTTCTTCTTGATTAGCTGAAATAACCTTAGACGAATTAAAACAACTTCCAATATAATCAATACGTTTAGGAAGTACTTTATCATTTACTTTACGATATAGCGAAGTATTTTTAACAAGCATAATCGTTATAGAACGAACATCAGTATAAGGTTGATTTTCACTTAAATCTTCTCTGTCATCACTTTTTTCTATATCAATCTTAGAAGTAGTAGGTTGTTGAACAGTATTAACTACCTCTACAGGGGATTGAACAGAATCTTCAATTGTCTGTTTATTTATTTCGGTATTTGGTTTATTAAATCCAAATGTCATACCACTGTCAGAACTATTTTGCATACGAATTAAATTTATAAATTAAGATTACAATTCACACTTAATAAGGAACATCTTGGTAGAATTATTAACTTGAAGACCAAGAGAAGACATAATTTCATATCTACTCATGTCTATTTCAGTAGAAATATAATTACTATCAGGAACTCCCCAAGAAGCAGGAATATCACTCATGCCTTTAAACACTTTAGCTTTATAGATTTGTCCTTTACGACGAACAATACGAACATTACGTTCTCCATCATAAGAACTGAAATCAATAAAACATGCTTGATGAGAAGTAATAGGAAGACCTGTGCGAGGATGAATTTCACCATTCTGTTTAGCAGCTTCTGCAATAGTTCCTTTATCGAAGAAAGAACAATGTTTAACTGTAACAGTATGACCTTCAACAGTTTTATATTTACGGAAATAAGCACCATATTCAAGACCGCCACTCATTGTACCAATTTCTTTATCTCCAAGAGGGGTCAAGAAACCGTTTTGTTTAGCGTCCATTTTCATAGCGTCATCAAAATCTTCAATAAAGCCTTTACCCCCCATAAGAACAATATCCATAGTTCCACTATCAGTATCTCGATCAAGTACGTCACCAACAATACGTTTAATCTTATTAAGAGTTAAAAATTCTCCATAAGTATCATAATTAGATTCACGACAAATCTCAAGCATACCAGAAGTATGAGGAATAGGTTTACCATTATCACGATCTTTAAGAGCAATTTCTCCATTCATATTACGGTTATATTCAGCAAGCCAAAGACGTTCCTCATTCATAACACGCATATGAATATGGAATTGACGCATCTCTTCATTAATCCAAAGACGATTAGTAGTGCCATTATTGTCTTTAAATTCATATTCAGTAACAGTATTTGCCAAATTACCAGCAATTTCTTTAGAATAACGATGGAACTCAAGTTGAGAAGTCATTTTACCTGGCCCCATAGAATTGCTTCTATTACCTTTAGAATATGATTCAGAAACAGTAGGAGCAGCCAAACTCCAATACTTACCAACAGCAAGCAATTCGTCAGAAATATAAGCATTAGGATCTGGATTAGTCAGCTTAATAAGATAAGCATATCCATAAGGAGATTCTCCGAGATCTTTTTGAATACGAACTTGAGTACGACCATCAGGTCCAATTAAACCATATTGTTCAATAAACCAATGAGTACTTGTATGAATTTCAACTTCAGCACCACCAAGACCCGGTTTTTTATCAGCAGGAATATCACAGTGTGTAATAAAATCTGTAAATTTCATACGACCCATAGTATTCCAAGTCCATTGAACAGTAGGAACATCAACTGTACCAGCTCGTCCTTGACCTTCAGTCATAAATGTCAAAGGAAAACGGTCATCGTCCATACCATAGTTATAAGTAATAAATCCATTTATTTCAGCAGGTTTTTGTAGCTGAAGATAAGAGATACTATCTTCATTAGAATATCCTCTATCATCATACTTTCCCTGTGAAAGTACACGCATTTTGTAAAACATAATTAAATTCTTTTTAAAATAATATTAATAACTAAAATTAATATCTTTCTTTTGATTATTATTAGTAGGCTTAGTTACTCTATAAGAAGTAGACTTTTCTTTAGCTTTAAAGCGAAGTTTATTTACAGTAGCTTTATTGATAGCCATATCTACAAGATTAGAATAATTTCCACCAACAAATTTAAGATAAGCACGAAGAATTTCATCATCTCTACGACTTTCAGGAGTTTCTTGTAACAAATCTTTTACATAAGCAGATTGTCCATTTTCATCAACTCGATAAATATAATTAAAAAAGTCTTCTGGAGAAGCAGATATTTTCTCACCATTACGACTAATAATAATATTTTCGGGAATTTGATAGCCGGCAATATTACGATTTTTAATTACATCATGCACACCATTCCAATATTTTTCAGTGTCAGCAATCCGTTTATCTTCAACTTCTTTAGCTCGTTTTTCCATTTCTTCTTTATAAGCTCTATCAGATTCTTGTAAACCTTCAAGCTCTTCTTTTGCAATAGCGGCTAAAGTACCGTTAGATTTAAGATACGCAATATAGTTATCTACATTACCTTTTCTTCCTTGTTCACTCCAAGCAGTTCTAATAATATATTCTTGTTGTGCTTCATTAGTATCATCAATTGTAATTCCGCTTCTATCAGGAACTTCTCCAAATCCTTCAAGAGAATTACCATTAGCAATATAATAATTTAGTACATCGTTTAAAATAGGATAACGTTGATATAATGTGTTGATAGCAGTTTCGTAATGCTCTTCTTTAGCAGCTTCTATGACTGCATTCATATAAGATTTAATTCCATCTACTGTATTTTCAAATTCAACAAGTTTATCATTTTCATCTGTAACAGTAATTCCTATAGCATTTTGAATACTTTGAATATTTAATTCTTCAGTATCATCATCAACTTTATCAAGTCCTTCAAGAAAAGACTTAACATCTTTAGCTTCTTTAAATATATTTCCAGAAGTATCTACAAGATTACCTTTATCGTCTACAGTATAAGAATTATTTCCAATTTCTACAACATCTCCTTGCGATAATTCGGAATCATCATTGTTGGTACTTTTATTGTCACCACCATCATTTCCTTTGTCATTACCTTTGTCATCATCATTATTATTTCCTTTGTCATTATTATTGTTACTATTATCTCCATTATTAACATCATCAAGATTAGTAGTATCGTCATCTGGAGCTACAGTTTGATTAGTAATATTAGTAACATCATTTCTTGTGTTATTCACATCGCCAGCACCGTCATTATTACCGGTTTGTGCTTGGCTATCACCAAAACTAAAATCCATAATAGTTATTATTTTGTTATAGTTTACTATCACGAATATAAGCACAAACTATATCACAAACAATATTTATTTCAAAAACAAGAACAGTATAATCGTCAGTAACTACAATATTATTTATACTGCTTATGTTATATAAGCTATTTTTGAAGCTATTTTTAGCTTGATTTTTATTTACATTGAACATTCAGTAACATTGAAAAAGAAAGCCTAAATTATAGCTAAAAACAGCTATTTATGAATATAATTTGCCCTATTCCAATATATCGTTTTTGATATATCAAAATAGGGCAACAACATAACTAACTATATCAATAACTTACTTTTTACTCTTAGATTTACCTTTAAAATCATATCTATTTTTATTCTCTTTAGCAATCTTATATTTAGTATCAATATCATGCATTTTAACTTGTCTATCACGTTCTTTATTGACCATATCTAATAAAGTCTTTTGTTTATCTAAAGCTACTTTATCTTGTTCAACTCTTGAACGAGCTTCATTAAGTCTATCAATACCAGCTTCTTTATTAGCACTGCTAACTTCAGCATTATAACTTATCATATTAGCGTCAGCACGAATAAGTTCAATTTGTTGATCAATATAACCTTCAAGTTCTTTAGTCTTTCTATCTTCTTCTCCTTTAGCTGCAATCTTTTTAAGTTCAAATTCTTGACGCATTTGTTCAGTTTGTTGTTCCATTTGTTTAAGTTGTTGTTCATGAGCGTCTTTTTCTTCTTGAAACTTCTTAATAAGTTTACTAATAGCAGCAACATTATCTCCAGTAATAGCAGCAATTGCCATCATACTATCACCATTTTGAGAAGCATTAAACGCAAATTGTTTAAGTTGATTAAGTTTTTCTTGTTCTTTAGTAGAATTTTTAGCTTTAATAACGTAATCAGCATATATATGTTTATCTACATCAAGACTAATATACTTTAATTTATCGTCTGCTGAATCTCTATATGCGGTATCAAGACCATCAATCCATGCAAGTTTAGAATAATCCATATCTCGATTATAATCATAACTTCGAAGATTATCCATCATAAATTCTATAATAACACTACCCATACTACCTCTAATAATAGCTTCTTCAGTAGATGCTTTTCCAGCATAATTACTGATTTCACCATAACGTTGAGGCGTCATATCAACTTGCATATTTGCGGTCTGTTGAATTTCATTAAGTAAAGTACTTAATTGAGCAATATAATCTCCAAAAGAAGCAGTAAGCATACGAACTTGTTGTGCTCTAAGCATACCTTGATCATTTTCATCATCAATATACAAAATACCATCAGCAAGCATTCGATAAATAGTTTCTTCAGGATATTTACCTAATAAAGATTTAGCTATCATAAGAATATTAAGTTTATTTTTAGCAATAACCATTTCTCTATGATAAGCTACAATGTTATAAAATACTTGAAAAGGAGTAACTATATCTACAATACTAAACTTTCCAAAACCCGGAAGAACTTCATTAATACCATTATAAGGTAATTTTCCATTACGATTATAAGCTATAGCTCTTGCTCCATAAGGATAAATAGCATCATGTCTTCCACCAATACGAACACTTTCATAAACTTGTGGTTCATACACATATTCTAATGAAATATCCCCCGTAGAGACATTAAGTACATAATCATCATTCTCAACTCTACTATCTATTAAACCAGCTTCATTAACAAACGTTACAATAGCTCTTCTTACTTCACCTCTCCAAACTACATGCCAAACATCATACAAATCCATATTATAATCTCTTTGCATATTAGGAGAACGTCTAAATAGTTCTCTATCAGCTATACTATATTTTTGACAAACATCTGGAAAATAACTTTCATAAGTTGAAAAAACTAAATCTTTAGTATTAGCTGGAGAATGTTTAGCATAATAAGTATTAAGAAAATCTCGTTGTTTATCGTCAAGATAATCATCAAATTCATCAATAATTTGTTGATAAGACATTTTACGTCTACAAGCAAACATGTCATCGTTTTCTCTAAAAGGACTATCTGTATTAATAGGATAAGCGTCTCTCGGAGAAACATTTCGTTTAACTAATTTTGTACCAACAACATCAGCATAAGTATAACACTCACCAAAACTTACAAAATCAAAATATGCTTTTGCATAAAATATTTCATCATCAGTAATATCTCGAATTACATTAAGAATCTCTTGACCTTGTGCAGATATATCATCTACATAATTCTCATTAAATTCTTTTGTAAAAGCTTCAACATCAATAGAATCTTGAGGATTAAATTGTTGAGGATCATTACCTCCATTAACCCATTCTTGATAACTTTGCTGAATACGAGCAGCAATACGTTGTTGAACAAGTAAAGATAATTCTTGCCTAAGTTTACGATTACGTGCAAGCATTACTTCTGGATTATTAGCTCCAACAATAAAATCATGAGGATTTTTAATATATTCGCTAACATATCTTCTTATAATACCTTTCATTAAATCATAATTACGCATAGTAGCAGGAAAACGTTTAAATTTCTCTTGAGTAGCATTATAAGGATTTAATATCTTTTTATAAAATTCATCAGGAATATTACCGTTAAGAATAGCATATTTTATTTCTATTTCTGAATTATCGCCTCTATTAGCAATACCTTGAGCTATAATCCAATCACAACAATTAGCTGCCCAAGCAGCATCTTTTTTATCACTTGGGATACGTTGTAAAGGAAAATCAAATTCTTGTACATTACTTCTCATATAATTATATTATTAATTAAAACCACGGTCTTGATAATATATTACTATCATAATCATCAATATTTTCACTATTAAGTTGCTTTCGATTACTAAGTTCATCTTGTGCTTTAAGATTCATAGCTTTCCATTCAATTCCTCTAAGAAGCATAGAAGAAACGCGGTCATAATTACCTTTAACACTCCATTTCTTTAATTCAAGAATAGTTTGATAATCATATATTCTATGAAAATTTCTTAAAGTATTTCCAAATTCATCTTTACCAATTTCTTCATAAAGAAATTCTTTAGTAAGACGAATACAATCCAACTTATGTTGTTCACCAGAAATGTTATAACCATAAGTAGTATTAATTTTTCCTTTAAAAGTAGGGTCAAAAACTTCTAATGGTTCACAAGATAAATACTTTAAAGCATTCCATTTACGAAAATTAGAAACAGTTTCACCTCGGTTTACTTCGACATTAGTTGTCCCAATACAATTGTAATATTTAGCTAAAAGATAACATATTCTATCGGCTTCTTCAAGAGTATCAGGACGACCATAATAAGTACAAACAAGTGTTTGTTTAAAGCCATTAATAAAATGAGGATTTTCCCAAACCATAATACTATTATGAGAATGTTTTAAAGTAACCTCATCTTTATTTTTATTAACACCTACAGGGTCATAATTGATACTATATAAACCGACAGGTATTTCTTTTGTAAATCCTCCCATAGGATTTTTAATTTCAATATATTCTGGAGGAAACCAACGTCGAATACAGCCATGAGGATCTTCATGTCCTCTTCTTGGAACACCAACTATATAATCGTAAGTTTTCTTATTTTCAGAATGTAATTTAGCATTACTTTTAAATATTACTTTACCTTTTTCGTCAATTTCAAGATTACCATCTACATAAAAATGTAAATCAGTATCTATTCTAAGTCTATCTTCCCAAGCGGTTAATTCTTCTGAACTAAATATATTTTCAGAAGCACTACTAAACGATTCAGCAGGAAAATTAGCATATTGGCCAAGATAATTAATATAATCAGAATATTTCTTTACACTATTTTTCTTTTCAATTCTTTCTCGACGAGATATTTCAAGACCAACAAGAATATTGCTATTACCGTCTTTATCTATACCTTTAACGCCGTCTATTTCTCCTTGCAAGCCCCAACAATATGCTTTAAAGAAACCACAAGTTTCATTACGACAATCTTTATCCCAAACATTTTCAAAAGGCATAAAATTAAAACCTTTAACGTTATAAAAATTTTGTTCAAACATTTGCATATTACCAGAAGTAGCGGTTCCCCAAGCACATAACATACCAGTAGTATAAGCACCTGTTCTCATTGCAGGTTCAGTAACATTCATAAAATCATCAAAATTTTCCATTGTAGAAACTTCCTCTACTTTAACTTTAATAGCATCTTTACCAATAGCACAATCTGGATTATTAGCTGCGCTTACACTAATAAGAGCAGAACGCCAAGATTTATCAGCTTCAACACCATTTGGAAGTTTATATCCTAAACGAAAATCAGACTTAACAGTACTAAGTATTCCACGAACAAAAGGAGTATTTTCTTCATAAAACTTTAAATCATTAACAGCAAAATCTGTAAGACCACCTGTTTGAGTAAGATATTTTTTATCAACAGCAACATGAATAACTACTTTACGAGATTCACAATTAACAGCATTAGCGCTATCAGCAGCCATAATATAAGAAAATCCACCACGACGAGTTTTATCAATCAATAAATGAAAACCATTTTTTTCAGCAAATTCAAGTATATTAAAAATCCACCATTGACTATCAATAAATAAAGGTCTTGCATATTTCTTTTTAGCGGTTGACTTCATACCATTAACAACAGTAGATTCATCAAGCTGTTCAATTCTACAATAATTAAGAAAATTATAATGACTGCCAGTAATATGAATATTTTTAATTTCCCCATTAGCTAATTTAAGACAAGGAGCATCAAAACCATATTTACGTCTATATTGTTCTCTACGTCTAAATTGTCTATGAGGGATAGAATCTTCTTTATAAGCTGTATATTTTCTATTATTATCAAAATAAATTCCTACTTCTTGAAGTAATTCTGTATTAACAAATTTAGCAGTAGGATCAATATTCATTAAAAACCCACCGCTATCACCAACAAGAAAATAATCATAAGGATCGTAAAAGCCACATTCTGAAGCCTTTTTATATTTCTTTTCTTTGTCAATTTCATTAATATAGTCCAAAAAAGGATAACTTTCCATAATAAACTATTTTATTAAAATAGTCACTATAGTAATAACTACAGCAACTCCAGCAATTCCACCAAATATTTTAGATTTAACTTTTTCTCTTTCTAAATCTTTTTTTATAGTTTTATTTAATTGAGCATTTACAAGAAGTCTTTTTTGAAAATCATTAATAACATTTTCTTGTTCAAGAATATATTTATCTTTAAGAGTAATTATAGAATCTTGTTCTACAATAATCTTTTTAAAATATTTTCTTTCAATCATTTTAATATTAGCTTTACGAAGTAATTCAATAGGAATAGTAATTTTAACAGTGTCTGACTTCCATTCAATCCCCCGTAGAGGAGTATCATATTTATCACTCGCTAACAAGCTCATAAAACTGTTTAACAACATTACTATCGTTAGCATTAATAGCTTCTTGTATATCATCTTTTAAATCTTCTTTTATATTATATATAATACTATCTTTTTCAATCAAACGATATTTTATACTATCTAAAATTATATGATTATATGTAGTATCTTGTATAATAATGTTATCGTTAATATTATTTTTAGCTTTTCTATACCCAATAGTATAGCCAACAGAAAAAACTATTAAATTAACAATTAATAATAACAATATTTTATTAAACTTTTCCATATTGCATTAAATTATGTTTAAGTTCTGGAGTAAATTTACCTGTAACAGTCATATTACAAACTTGTTGAGCAAGATTAATAGAAGTAATTACTCCACAATTAACAGCTGTATCAAATAATTCATGAGCTATTTTTTGACTTGGAATATCATCAAGTTCAAGTATATCCCAATAATTAGTTTTATAAATTCGTTTAGCTTCATTAATAACTTCTTGATTATTTTTTAATCTATTATTAATTCCTTTAATACCATATTGTTTTTTAACATTATCAATAATATTCCATATTTTAGAATTTGAATTATAACGTCTACTTATACCAAGATAAGTTTCTCCACCAGCATCATCAGGATCATTAACATATCCTCCTTCAACCAATATTACTTTCTTAAATTCTTCATTAAAATTAGCCATAAGGATTAATTATTTTATTATAAAGTTCAATAGCTTCTGCTTTACAAAATTCACTATCATCGTCATAAACTCCTTCTTTAAACTCTTTAATTGTTATCCAAAAGAACCATACTTGAATTTGTACTTTATAACATAAAAGATAACATGGTATATCTTCAGGAACTTCTTCTTGAGTAACAATTACTCTGTAAGGTTTTCTATCATCAGAAATAATTACTTTCATATTATTCATTTAAAACACGATTAATCCAACCTCTTAAAAATTTAATATTATTGCCTTTAGCGGCAATATTGTTGTAATATTTAATTCGAGCAAGTTTATATCTTGCTACAAATAAATCTTCTCCAATCGAATCTCTAATACTATTAAGACTATCTCTTGTTAATTGAAGTTCTCGTTCAAGATTAATAATTCTAATAACGTTAGAATTATCAGATATAGTATCTTTAACAGGCACATATATCACTTCCGTCTCTACGGGGGATTGAACACAAGCAGAAATTATAAGAACGGCAAGAACGACAAATATTATATTTTTCATAACCATATCAAAATAAAGTTTTAGAAGCTATTCTTGAAGCAGCAATATTTTTACGTCTATCTTCAAGAATATTAATTATTTCAGTTCTAAGATATTTCATTTTATGTACAGTAACAATTTCTTTAGGATTCTTTTTAAGATGATAAAGACCATCTGGGAAACGTTTAGGCATTCCATATTCATTAAGAACAAAATCTGAATCAATATGACAAAGCCATAAACCGGCACAAGGAAGTCCTAAAACATATTCTACCATAAAAGCATACATGGAAAGTTGTAAATTATATATAGCTCCGTTACAATCAGCTAAATGAGCGACTGGAGGCAAAAGTTTATTATTAGTAGAAACCCAAACATCAGTTGTTTGATGAGGATTTTGTCTTTTATCTTTTTTATAATAACCACTTTCAAATTTAAGACCCCCACGATTAGTTTTCCAATCTCCTATAATAAATTTATCTTCACGAAGAATAAGAATGTCAATAGTTCCACTAATTAATAAATCTGGTATAAAACTACCAATTTCAGAATATATTTTATATCCATTAGTTATATAATAATCAAATATTTCATAAATTTTAGGATATTTATTTTCAGTCTTTTGTATAAAGTCATCAAGAATAATAGGTTTGACATATTGGTCTATAGTTTCAATATCTGCAACAGTAGTCATACTATTATCATTACGTTTAATATGTTGTACAGCTTTATAAAACATAGACGTATCTTTAATGCTATCTTCCAGACCATTATGAGTTTTAGTACCACGTTTACAAGCCTCATCGGTTATTTCTTGCCATTGTTTAGCGAGTCTTTCTTTGCTAATATGAAGTTCTTTAGCTTTTTTATTAAGCCAATATTCTTTATCAAATTTTGGCTTATAATTGTGAAGTAGAGTAGTAGTTGAAACATACTCATTACCAAGATTATCAGTATATTTATGAGAAGGCTCATCAAAAAATAATCTAATATCGTCATAAATAGGTCTAACTTTATACATAATAAAATAATTTAAATTAGGTTATTAATCTTTTATTTGTTTAATAACTTGATACAAATATCCAGCAAAAGTATTAACAAATTTTTCATTACTGCTAAGCTCAGTTTCTCCCATAGTATCTAAAATTCCATGTATAACTTCATGTATAAAAGTAGAATTAATACTTTCTTGATGTTGTTTACGACCATTAAAATTTTGAGCAATAACGATTTCGCTTTCTCCTAATGATATTTGTCCAAGATAACCATTATCTAAATGATCAATAAGTTTAACTTCAATAACTTGACCGCCAATAGTTATATTATCAGGTATTTTCATATTATATTAAAAATTATTTTCATCTGCGTCCATACTACTAAGAATTTGTCGTCCTCCACGAGCAAATTGTTCTTCTTCTTCGTTACGAAGATTATCATAAGCTGTGCCGAGAGCTTTAGTTAAAGATGGAATTTCTGCAATACGTTTACTAACAGAATCCATCAAAGTTAGAATAGGAGTAATATCTTCATCTGTTATAACTCCACTAAGTTTTTTATTTAATTGTTCGTTTATTTTAACAGCAGCTATAGAAACTAAATGAACAGATTTTTGTAATGCTTCTAAAGCAACTCCAGCTTCTGTAATATTACGAACATAATATTTATCAATAAGTTTCTTAACAAGAGAATCAGGTTTATAATCTTTAGGCAAATCATAATTTTCTATTGCCATTTTAAGACTTTCTTCATAACTAAGTCCTTGTTGTTTAGCAGGAGATTTAGGATCTCCAAGATAATATATAACACCTACTTCTGCTATATATTTATGTTTATCTTTTGAAGTATCTCTTTGCCATAGTAATAAAACATCTTTATCTTGTAATTGACGAAGAGTAGGAGCTTTAGGCATACCAGTATCATCAACAGTTAATAATTTATCTATAATTAAACCATTTACCATATATGAATTATTTTATCATTCGTTGTTACTAAGTTCTCTATATAATTCTTCAAACTCTTCATTATGCTCAACAGGAGTTAAACAATATATGGCAAAAATATAAAAATCAGCATATGCTTTACCAACACTTTCATACAATTTATTATATTGTTTATGATTGATTTTTTGAATCTTATAAAGTTCACGTTTTAAATCATTTTTTCGACGTTCTTCTTTTTTAAGTTTATCAATAGATTGTCTAACATAATCTTTATATTCTTCTCTACTCATACTTAAACGAGCTTTTTTAAAATCAAATCTACGACTAACAATAGCTTCTCTTAAAGGACTTTTACGAATACAACCTATATATGGAATATTAACAGTCTTAGATTGTTTAATATTTTCAGCAGCATATTTTTCAAGATTAGTAATAATAACTTCACACATTAATTTATCTTCTTCAGACTTAAAACCAATACTATTAATAATATCTTTCATAGTATTAACTTCTAATTCATTATTTAAATCAGAATCATATATATTATCTATAACGTTTCTATCCATTTGATTACTATTGTTAATAACAGTCGTTATAGATTAAGCATGAATGCCCTCACTTCGTTCGGGCAAATCCCCCGTAGAGAAGTTCATCACTATCTCACTCACTACTTGCTTTTTCTCTATAACGACTACCATATGTTTGTTAATTAAGTTCACTTCTATTAATAAAAGGATCTGTAACTATATGATTGACATCAACAGCTCCTCTTATATCATTCACCGCAATTATTTTAAATTCAAGAACAATAATTCTTGGAGATTTAGCTATCATTAAACCTTTATTCAAATTATTATCTACTTTAATAACGTTTTCATCTTTATCATATATAGCTTTAATAAGTTCTGTATCAGAATTAATATATTCAGCTATATTATTATAAGCAGCCATTGTTTTAATATTAACTTGAGTTCCAAGTTCAATAGCTGTTCTATTCAAAATAAGTTTATCTCCAATATTTGCATTTATAAGTTCAGAGTCTTCATCGCTAATAGCAGCAAGTAAAGGAGAAACAGCAACAGTAGATGGTTTCTTAGCATTAATAGAAGTCATAAAATCAAAAAGTTTTGTATCAAAACAAAGAGCTACAATACAATAATGTTTGGGAAGTTTAACTCCTTTAACAAGAGTATTTAAAACTTCAGGAGTAATCTCTCCAATAGAAGAAGGAATTCTAATTCCATAATTCTTCTTTTTACTTTTAATTTCAATCATAGTTTAAATAATTTGTTTAACAATATGTTAATTAAGAAGTTCAGCACCATTAAAAACACATGTACAACCACCTTTATAATGACCAACAACAGCAGCGTCAGTAGCAGTGTCACGAGCAACATGTATATATAATGGCAGGTATATATAATATATAAATATATTATATATACCTGCAACGCACGTAAAACGTATTATAATATATAATATTTATATTATATATTATAATACGTTTTACGTGCTTTTTATATAATATACGCATGGTTATAGAATCTTATTAGTATTACTTTTAGGATTAAGTTCAACAGCAAAAAGTTTTGCTTTTTCAAGACGATATTTATTTATTTGAACAGCAGAACCACATGCGATATTGTTATCAATATCAATATACACAAGACCTTTATCTCGAAGAGTATAAAGACTTCTGAAATAAGTAGTCGCAGAAATTTCATATTCGTCTTTAGCTTTTTGTCTTACAATAGGTGACGCAACTTTACGATTGTAATTAACAACAACTTTCAGAAGATTAGTTTCAGCAGGTTTAAGATTATAAACACCACTTAAAATAGCTACAAATAAATCGATACCATTAATATCATTATTCGTAATAAATTTAACAATATCAGTACCAGTAAAATTATGTAGATTTTCTTTATCTACATATAGAATATCAACGGTACGTTTATCAATACTAAGTTCCATATTTACCAAATTTGGTAACCAATATAACCACTTTTTGGTAACTAACAAGGATAAATAATAATTTTTTATTATCTTGTACTCGAAATAATAATTAACCTGTTAATGATATGATAGAAAAAATTTATGAAATTAGTTGTGATAATTGTAGTCATAGTATTAATCATACATTTTATAAACCTACTATTAAAGATTTAAAGGAAGATAATATTATTTGTTATAAAGGTAAACAATTCTGTTGTGAAGAATGTTTAGAAGAATATAAACGTGCTCACAAAAAGAGCGTAGATATTTCTATTCATATAGATGATTCTATTACTCGATAATGTATTAATTATGATACTAAATATAATAGTTAATAAATTATAATCTATTATATAACAGATAACAATCGTTTATAATATGAATTTTATTAATAAAGATAATTATAATCAATTTGAAATTGTTATGCAAAATCATTCTTCTTATGATTTAGAACATAATGATTGTATTAAGAAAACATTTATTGTTAGAACTGAATTTATTCCTTTTAATAGTTTTATCGATTGTAATTTAGAACGAAAACATAATAATAATTCAGATTATAATCAATAACGTTGTATTACATATTGTATTGGATATTGAAGTGAATATTATAGTATTTATAAGATAATACTGTTATAAGTTAAGTGCTTGATTTACAGATAGATATTAAATGTTAAATATCTGTATATACCGATATTTAACTAAATTTTTAACACACAATCTCTGTATATACCGAAAAAATCTATTATCTTTATGATTATATTAATCATTTAATAGATAAAGTTATGAGATATAGTTTTGAAACTAAAGCTAATAAAACTTATGCTAATAAAGTTGCTTCTTATGCAGAAGAAGATGCTGCTAAAATTATTCCTACCAAATTTTCTCTTGATATTGAAATAGAAGAGAAAGAAATACTTAATAGTATTGTTAATAATTATCAAGTTTATATTAATAAATCTTGTACTAAAGGAATTAAGTATAGTATTGCTGGAGAATTGTTCGATTTAATTGCATATAAACTTCGTAGAGATACTTTGCTTCTCGCTTCATATATTCGTCTTAATATTATTTATAATGGCAATTATGTTGAAATTACAGAAAAAGATTTTATGCAATTTTCTGGTCTTCAAAAAGATTGTTTTTATAATGCTATAGAAGACGCTATTAATAATAAAATTATTGCTCGTACTACTCGTAAATCTATTTATGTTGTTAATCATAATATGATATTTAAAGGCAATCTTGGAGAATTTATTGCAAAATATAAAATTAAATACCCCGATGGTTGTAAAGTTGATAGTAATGGAAAGATTATTTTAGAGCATTAAGGTTAATAGTTTTAAGTTATAGTTATCGACAATAGTTATCAAACTGTTGTCGATTGTTGTTTTAAAGCAAACGTAAAGTAGAAAATAGATATGGAAATAGTTATAACTACAACAATAAGATTTATAAAGAAAGTAACAAAAAGTAATATTGGGGAAAATAATCTTATTGAAAATAATAAAAATAATAAAAGAAATAATGATAAATAAGATAGTAAAAATAATGTAGAAAATAATAAGAAAGATAATGTAGAAAGATAAAATGAGAAATAAAATGAGAAATAAAATGAGAA